CACTTTTGGTGTCCACGAAATAAAAAGGGCTATAAGTTTCCCGGACTAAAGAAGTGCGAGGGATGTGGTTATGCGGTATGGACTAAAAATGGCAATTGAATAACCCCCAAACATCAGAGAGATGACAGACGAAAACAAATTTGAAACATGGGCAATTATTGAGCTCTTTGGGCACAATCAAATTGCAGGTAAATGCACCGAACAGAACATAGCCGGTAGTAATATGCTACGGGTCGATGTTCCAGAAACAGACGAACAGCCATCGTTTACCCGGTTTCTTGGCAGTGGAGCTATTTATGCAATCAACCCTGTGACCGAGGAAATTGCGAGGCATTGGGCCAAATCACTGCAAGTATCTCCGGTGAACGCATGGGATATTCAACAGTATATTAAGAAGCAGAAACTTGCATTACAGGAGGGGAGGGATGAGAGATGACAGACGAAAGCATTATGCCATTTGGCAAGTACAAAGGAGAGAAGTTAGCAAACGTGCCTCCCGAATATCTCCTGTGGCTATATGATGAAGGTAAGTGTTACGGTGAGTTGAGAACCTACATCGCTGATAACATGGATAGTATTAAAGCTGAAATAGAATACAAAAATAAGCAGAAAAAATGAGTACAGGATGGGAAAATCACGAGCCTTCCCCTATTGAGTTCATGCATGGTAGACTAATGGATGAATTTCATAAATGGCGGAAGGGCAAAACCGAAAACACAACGGTTGAAATTAACGGGCTTGAACTGAATAGTATCATAGTTGCCGCAAAGCTCGCAACCTATGAAAAATACAAAGTCCTTGGATTGGATAAGGCTATTTTAAAATCTGATTTAAAACCCCAGCAAAAATGACAGACGAAGAAAGAAAACAGGCAGAGGAAATACTAATAGAGAAGGAAATTCTTTATGAGCATGAGGGCAAATTAAGATTCAATGAGGATATTATCCTAAGAGGATTTGTGCGGATATTCACTGAGGCCCTTGAAGCCTATGCCGCCCTCAAGGTAGCCGAGGAATACGACGTTGACCCAAGGGAAGGGTTATTAATGTTTGAAGCAGAGGTTAACAGAAAGGTAGCCGAGGCAACAAAAGAGATGTACCCTGAAGCATTTATTTTGTGGGTTAGGAGTGATGAGTTTTATGAATATTTCGAAGAAGAGACTAATAAAGACGGCAATATTATATGGGAGTACTTACCGTCAGGTCAGTGCATTCACGAAATTAAGGATTTATTTGAATACTGGAAACAAAACATAAGCAAATGAAAGAACAGATAATTGCAATACTGATAAATCATGTCCGTGAGTTAGCAGGTCAATCATGGATAATGGGTATCCCTAAAAATGACGTTGATGTAGTTGCGGAAGAAATAGACGCACTATTTAAGGTAGCCGAGATGCCGACAGAGGAAGAGATAGAACGGGCTGCTAATAATATTGCTGATCCAACTCAAAAGAACGCTTTTTATAGGGGAGAGTGGATAGGATTTAAGGAGGGTGCGAGGTGGTTTCGCAACCGCATGAGTAAACCGAACAACTGCACGGGAGGGGAGGAAGGATGAAAACGAAGAAACCACCGATGGGTTTAATGCCTAAGAAGTTATGGGACGAACAAAGATATTATGACGTTTGTGCCGCCATAACGAGGTACTATCAAGCAGGGATGAAGATACCAATTAAATGGATCAAGGAATACAACAAATTTGTGGTGAAAGGAGGAGAGAAATGACGCCCGAACTCGCAAAGACACCCTGGTTCGATACCTACCAGCTTTCCAGAGGCAATGAAGACACCGTTGAATACCTCCGTAGGAAAGGCATAACCCCCTATATACTTGATGTAGGGCCTTGTAGCCCTCTGACAAAAATGATCCATAGGGAACTTCGCGTGGCACCGATAGCCAACACCGAAGGAGACCTTGATGTTATGCCATTTATGGACGGGATGACCTTCGACTACATCATCTATTCTCACACCATCGAGCATCAGTTCAACCCTCTGCATACCCTCCTGGAGCTCCGTAAGGCCATGCACGATAAGACCAGGATGTTTATTATTCTCCCCAGGCGAGGCAAGCTCCTCTGGGACCGGGGCCACTACCATGAGATTGACCACTACCGTATGAAACTCCTCCTCCAACGTGCCGGCTACGAGATAATCAGCTACGAGCTGCACAAAGGATGGCGGCCATGGTGGTTCTACCTCACCGGGATCAGGCCCTTGATGAGACTGTTTTTAGAGTACAACGCATATTACGAAGTAAAGAAAAGGAAAGAACAATGATGAAACTATTTAGACTATTCAGAAGTAAGTCAGCGGAGACCGAGCATCTCAGGGATAAATATAAGGACTGCGATGTTGAGTTCATGCCCAACTCACAAAGGTTCTACCCGAGATATAAGGGCAGATACTTGTATTATTGGCAGTCGAGAGGAAATTTTACTATCGAGGAACTAATATCCGGGTGCATCTACGCTGACACCGAAAAAGAGGCGATACTGATTATTGATAAGTTCCTTGAGCTTCGTGGGGTTGGCTCAGTAATAATAAAACTAACGGCAAACAACATATGAGTAACGCAAGAACGATGCGAATGGCCCGAGAAAGAAAAGCCAACATTCTATTTAAGAAACCCGCAGGGAAATTTGAGAGAATAGACCTTGCATCCAGATGGCATCCTGAATGGATGACCAGGGCATACCAGAATAATCGCTATGTCGTGATGATTGATGATTGTGCAAAAACAACGAAAGGTATCGCGATAAAGGCCATGATCCAGCGCCATGACGATCAGCCGATCCCTAATCATTGGGCAGAACTACAGAGTATTAAAAATGAGCTTTTTGGCACTGAGACAACGGGGATTGAATTTTATCCTCCAGAGAGTGAGTTGGTGAATGATCACAACATCTACTGGTTATGGATATTTCCGAGTGACGTGATCCCTGTTCCAATATTTACGGAAGGAATACAGCAATGAAACGTGAAACCCTCCTTCGCCACATGTTTGAGCACGGCCGCCTCACTGCTTATCACGAAGGCGAGCGCCAGGTAGTCTGGGGAGTGATAGCCGATGTCAACTGCGACACCATGCGCATACTCAACCATGAAGCCGAACTGCAAAAGTTCGAGATGAAGAACATCAAGGGGTTTCGCAAAGAAGTGTTCAACCTGACCCGGAAGTATTCCACCCTGACCTGTGACTGTGGCTGCAAATCAACGGATCGCTTCATCTGTGAAAAATGCGGTCGTACATTCTGCGGCACCAAGCATGGCGTTCTCATCCGGGATGAAACAGGCACAGCCCTTAATCTGTGCGAGAAATGTGTATCATCCGTGAGGCCATAAACAAACAACCAAAAGGATTGTTCATCAACATTTACAGTTTGTTGGTAAAAAATACGGCAACATTGACGGAAATACAACAGAAGTTGCTATATTTACCCCCGAGACAAACGGTAATCCGGACTCAGTTCATTGAAAGATAAATAGCCGAGGAGGGGTGTTCGCACCCCAGAGCAAGATGAGGGATAAGTCCCTCTGGCAGCCGGGAAAGACCGGCAACATTACGGGGTAGAGTAAGTGGTAACTCACCGGTCCCATAAACCGGAAGCTGTGTAATCGTGTGACACCCCCGCTACAAGGTATCAAAACTGTCGGAAGCATTTTGGTGACTACTTAGTTCGGTTTGCTTAACCCCAGACCGGATGACTCAAATGAACTGCTAATAGCAGCGTACAGCGTTAAGTCGCTTAATAAATCATGTTGCCCTAATCATGTTTTATGTACTTTCATGCCAACGAACCACATTGTCAAATCATTTCTTATCAGAGATGATGTAGCCCTCTTCCCAAAACTACTTGAACAAATGCTTCATGCCTATATCGTGACAGATGAGTTCTGTCAGCAGCCCCAGGAGCAGCGAATCGAAGAGATTGGAGCTTATGAAGATATCAAGTTATTGATAAACAGACTAATAGAAAATAAAGAGTCTGTTTGTAGTGAGAAAGAGATCCTTCCTCGGGCTCAGGAAACTGAAACAGCATAGGAGTAGAATAAGATACGGGTTTGATCTATGAGCCCGTGTAATTACAGCGGGCGGGACCCTCAGGCCAACTCAGACAGTATTGCAGACATTGACTTTCACACAGGCCTCCCGCCCGTTTCCTTTAACATCAATAGGCGGTGTAGGGTGGAACCGGATCGAAAAGCACCACTGCCGAAAAACAAGGTGAGAGATGCGCGAACATCGGTAGTGATCTCCGTGATGAGTGGTTAGAGACCACGGCCCATATCGCACATATGGGAGGTTTGGAAAAGCATCACAGTATTGGTGTAACAGAAGAGGGGCTTGTAGGCCCCTCTCTCTTATCTCAGCTTGTTATTGTATCGCTCCTCGAAGTCCACCTCCAGGTGCGTGAAGTATGCCTCTTCATCTACCTTACCACCGATGACCAGGATAAAGTACTGGCATGAGAAGGTGGTGCGGCCGATCAGCAGCCGGTTACGCGATGCAAAGGTATTGGAGGAGTTAAGCAGATACCAGCTCTTGTCATCCGGGGATCCGAACAGGTTTACAGAGAATGGATTGTCGAGAGAGTCATACACCATGCCGGCGATGAGCATACGGTGTATCTTCTTGTAGCGGGTTGCGGAGAGCTTCATCGGCCTGGTCTCCATGTGTACCGGCACCAGCTCTGAGAAATCTTCCTGGGAGAGATCACACAGGTAGTTGTTGACCGTGCTGCCGGTGTATTCTTCAGAGGCCAGTATTGAGTCATCCGATGATGATACATCAGTTGATGATGCTAATATCGGATCCCCTCCTCCTTCACTAATTATGGCCCGGTAGCCGTAGGTCCGGGGATAATCCATGATGAATCGTTCCCATGTCTCAGAAACCTTGAACCATACTTTTGCCTTTAGCGAAAAGACCCATGAATAAGCCTTTGTGGGGTTGGATACAACCAGCTCTTTGTGTATGTGGTCCCATCCTATGTGAGCCCCGGAGAAGTAAGATAACAGGGGTATGTTGCAGAGATACGCCTGCACCTGGTACAGGTTTGGATTATTGGCAATGGCTGTATAGTTGACCGTACCCGTCAGCCGGCTCAGGTGATTGCCCTCAGCCAGCTCGCTTATCTCCACAGGAGTAGGACCGGAGATGATGTGCAGGCCCCTCTCGGTTGTGAATGCCGTCCCTCCGTCTATCTGAGTGATGGAGGCGGGGTTATTGCATACCTCCCGGGAGATAGAGACAATGGTTGAGATCAGAGGATCCCCTGAACCTATGTTCATGGTCCAGATGCCATCTGAGGTGAAGCAGAATATCGGGAACTGACCGAACTGACCCTGGGACAGCGCCTCGGCATTGGTTGACATGCCAAGGATCTTGCCGTTGCCTATGCGATATGAATTGATTGCGGGGTAATAGAACGGATTGGATTGCTCGGTAGCCTGGATGCGGTTGAGATCATCGTATGTATCGGCTATTGTGGCATAGACAGCATCGAAATAAGTTGTTATCGGTCCCACAAACTGATATTCACCGTAGGTTACCGGTGAAGTGGCCGAGGGCTGGTTGTAATAGGCGAAGTTGAGTAGATTATTCGGGGTGAGCTTCAATGTTGCGACTATCTTTGCTGTGCCTGAGAGCACTGGATCAATGATTATCCTTATGACCGTGGCCCTTGCATCCGGATAAGCCAAATACCTTCGTATCTTAAAGGCATGAACGGTGGGCTCGCTTGATGATTTGTAGTAATTGATGGTGGTACAACCCTTGCGAATAGTTTTCTTCCCGTCTGAGGTGTTCAGGTCAACCTCAAAGTACACAGTGTAGTCTGCCCCGGTAACGCCTCCTGTGATAGGCTCAAGGAATATCTCTGGGGAGAAGTTGTCGTAAATGCCTACTCTCACGTTACCCATGAAGATCCTCTCGTTATACGGGAAGAGGGAGGCGGCAAACAGTGTATGATGGCTGAAGTTGTCGGCCGGCATGACCGGGAAGGTCTCTATCTCCCGGAAGTCATCAATGAGATAGTGAAGTATTGCAAACGCTCCACCATCAACAGGAGTGCTCTGTATCAAGTAATAGTCACTATCGTCTGCCAGGGACGGATCCTTAAACAAAGGCAGAATATCGCTGGTACCTTCAACCGGAGCCACCGGCCTCATCGCGTATATATTAAAGTTTTTGATCACTCCCTTCCATTGGGTAGCGATATCCACCAAGACAGTCGGGGAGGTAGTGGTGGTCAGCTGCAGCCAGCGTCCGTGCCACCGGATTGAGTCGGCAGTAAGGAGCTCAAGGTATGACGAGCTGGTATAAAGTGGGGCAGACTGTTTGACGATTGTCCCGTCCACCAGCTCCCAGGCAAACCGTAGCACAACAGGACCGGTGAAGGAGTATTTCGCCTCTTTCTCTATCTTGGCCAGCACCCAGGCCAACGCCTCATCCTTTGTCGAGAGTCCAGTTCCATCCTCATTAACGGGGAATGGATAACTCAATGTCGGTGTCTGAACCGTAACAACCATGTTCGGCAGCTCCGGGAAGCCTGAGTCAAAGATCGTGTACCTCTCGGTGGTGATATCAAAGACAAAGATCGTGGTGGTCTTGTCGGTTACGTTGGATATTATCAGCGACTTGTGCAGCTGGGCGTACACAAACTCCTTATTGGTAGTGGCTATCCCGGCATTGACGGTTGCTACAAGTATGCCGTCCTCGTACACCCAATACCACATGCTGCCCGAGGGAGTGCCGATATAGACCTTAAAGTTATCATTGATAGTGTGGATGCAGCGAATATCGGAGGTAGTCATAACAAGACCCTCCTTTGGACCTACTGGCCGCCATGCTCCATCTTCAGGACGGAGGTTGATAACCTCCTGCATGGTGCCGTCAGCCACCCGATTGTCTGGGAGGTTTCTTACGATTCCTGACAGCTCTATTGTTTTTTGTTCCATTTGGATTGATATTCTGTTTTATCTGTAATATCTGGTTAGTCACTATTGCAAGGATATTTGCCTCTGAGTTATTGGGACCATTGCCATTCCCCGGATCCGGGAGGGGCTCCATGGTGGTCCAATGTACTGCGCGGAGTGCCTGCGACAGGCTTATGATATTTTTTGTAGGCGCTGCCAGGGCAACTATATTCTCAATGAGGAGCATTTTTGCATCCCAGGCTGTTCTCTCATACTTGGCCTTCTTCACTTCTATTGGCTCATCCTCGAGCTTGGCAAGCTCCTCCATGCGGACTCTGGCCTTTAGAGAGAGCAAGTGAGCATTGAGAAAACCCCGGAGAGTTTGAATGGGTATGCCGGTCTGCCTTGTGGTCTCTGCAAAACTCAGCTCGTTGTCAATAAGGATCCTCACGGCCTCCTCTTTCTTGGCATCATCGTAAATGATCGGGTATCTGTGGCGCTCCTTCAGTTCACTTGGGTCCTTGCGCTTTGTCATAGTAACAGTATTTGTTTCAGTCCAAAGTTCCTCAATCTGTGGTCGTATTTGCAGATAATAAGACCACAATTAGAGACAATATGACCTCAATAAATATGAATGTCTTTATATGTTTAGACTGAAATAAATCACACTCAACATGTCAGTCGGAGCAGCTTTAGCCATAGGTTCTTCACTCGTTTCCCTGTTCGGCTCGCTGAAGTCAGCGCAAGCGAATGAGAAATACGATAACTACCTCAACAAGAGGGAAACAGACCTCGATAACTGGTACAACAAAGAGTATAACACCAACTTCCTTGACACAACCCAGGGAAGATCCGCAGTCGGAGCACTCCGCACACAGTATGGTGAGACCATGAAACGTGTGAATCAAAATTCGGCAATTTCAGGAGCGTCTGATGAAGCGAAGGTGGCGGTAGGTGATAAGGTTCAGCGGGGCATGGCTGACCAGGTATCACGCATAGCGGGATACGGAACTGTATATAAGGACAATATTCGCCGCGAGTATCAAGGGCTTAAACATAATCTCCAGAATATGCAGCAAAATAATCTTTTGCGCAAATCAGAAAATTGGTCAACGTTAATGGACAATTCTACTAAGGCGGGCATTGGTTTTGCCGAAGCAGATGCTAACGGAGCCTTTGATGGGGTAGACGGATGGCTTAAAAATCTCTTTGGAAAGATCAAGGTTGACCCAACTACTCTCGCAGGATAATGAAAATATCCGGCATATATCAGATCAAGTCTTTATGCAAGCCCGAGAGGATATACATCGGGAGTGCCGTTAATATCCATAGGAGATGGACTGTCCATCTATGTAACCTTAAAAGCAATATTCATCATTCTGGTAAACTTCAAAATCACTTCAATAAATACGGTAAGAATGACTTGGTATTTTCAGTATTAATAGGCTGCGATAAAGAAGATTTGATTTCGACAGAGCAATACTTTCTTGATTTATATAAACCGTATTTCAATAATTGTATGATTGCGGGAAGTTGCATAGGTATTAAGCATTCCGAAGAGACAAAAAGCAAAATAAGTGCGGCTAATAAGGGTAAAATTCTTTCAGAAGTGACTCGCAAAAGAATGAGTGAGGCCGGGAAGAACAAGTCAGAGGAAACCAAAAGAAGAATAGGCGATGCGGTAAGAAGAAGGCCTCCTGTTTCTGAGGAGACTAAAAGGAGAATTAGTTTGGCTAAGAAGGGGAAAAAGATATCTGAGGAAACCAGAATAAAAAGAATTGAGACGCGAGGCCCCATATCAGATGAGACAAGGGAAAGAATGAGTGAAGCGAGCAAAGGGAGAATAGTATCTAAGGAAACACGAAGAAAGCACAGTGAGGCAATGAAAGGAAATAGATATGGGGTAAGAGCCAAACCTAAAATTGAACTTGAGTTAAATCTTAATTAATATACCATGCCTACCACAAACTATCTCGAGGAAGGACCTGACTCCGCAATATTCCCATACGAGCAACTCAAAGAGGAAGAGGAGGCCAAGAAGAAGCAGCTGCAGGACTCGCAGAAAAAAATCCAGCGCACAAACAGCGTTGGTGAAGCCTTCCGGCTATTGATTGACTCCGCTGGTGGATCCAAAGGTGCAACCATCAGACCCCGCGATGTGAACCCGGGAACTATGAAGGCATCGGAGAAAATGTATCAGATAGAGAGAGACAGCGATGCGGACATGGACCGGCTCCGTCTTATGGACCTTCAGAACAAACAGAATGACCTTCGCTATAACCAAGGACTTGCAGCAGAGGCCAGGGGTAATGAGCGCGAGGATGCAAAGATAGCAGGGCAGAGAGAGTGGGAAGAAAAGAAGATCAGCGGGGAGAGAGAGTGGAGGGAAGGTCAGGCCGAGGAAGAGTTTGGTCGTGAGAAAGAGATGGCGGGAGAACGCGAGAAATCAGCCATGAGGATTGATACTCACCAGACCAACGAGGATATCCGTAAGGCGCTGGCAGTAGATAAGGCAGAGCAGAGCAAGAACCCGTACCTCAAGCGTTACGCAACCATGTACGGGAACAAATCACCGTTTCTGGTCATCCCGGACACCGAGCAAGGGACAGACATTCCCCTGGGTGACGGAGATGCCATACAGGTCCTCAAGTGGATGCGGAGCGATCCGGCCATCAGTCAGTATGACAAAATGCAGATTGATCCCAAGGACCTGAGCAATAATCTCAAGTTTAAGAACCTTGTAGTCCAGAATTGGGACCGTTACAAGGACCTAGTGCGCAAACTTGCCTCCGGGCAGGCCATCAGCCCCGAGGAGGAGAAGGGAATCATCACCCGGGGAGAGAGAATGATAAGACAAACCGAATACGATACACGGCTCAAGGGAGTCGAGGCCATCCGCAATGATAAGAAGCGCGAGAGAGCTATGCAGGGATTGCAGGCAGAGTACCCCGATCTCCGTCAGCAAGAGCTCGAGGCAAGTCAGGCAGCCTCACAGCCTGCCGGACAGATATCCCTCAAGCCGGACCAGAGTGCAACCATTGATCAGGTCATCAATGCCACGGCCTCTCCCGAGCAGAAGCGGTCAGCTGTCTTTGGCTACCTGGTAAAGCAGGGCTATGACCAGACCGCAGCCAAGGAGTTCGCCGAGTTTGTCTATCAGAACTTAAATAACTGACCATGACTGAAGGGAATAAGCCTAAGAAGGTCCTGTCAACAGACGATCTACTCAAGAGATACAATGCACAGACACCCGCCAAGCCGGTTAATGCCGGCAAGGGCCTCGATCCCTGGGGCTCTGAGCTCGTTGATATAGACCAGCTGTTAGGCGTAGCCCCGCAGTCAAGACCAGTAGGAGAGTTTAAGAAAACCGCACTTCCTCAATCAGACGAGGACTTGTTTCAGGCATGGATGGCCGGGGAACAGGATAATGATGAGTATGACTATCGTGGTTTTTATCAATCTGAAAGGGCGGGAGGGAGCTTAAAGCCAACCATCAATGATTACGTTAAGGAAGATCCAAACTATCACTTTTACTCGATTGGTGTTGATGGTAAAGTTCTGAAATCACCGAAACACAAAACCTTTGATAAGACCATTGCGGCTGAAAAGGCCCTGGGTAACGAGCTTTATACAGATGAGAATGGAGATTTAAGGACCCGAAAGGCACAGCCTCCGCAAGGGGAGCAGGATGATTGGATAAATGCCAACCGCGAAGAATGGGAGGCAGAGTGGGCCGATAAGAACATCTTCGAGAAGATAGGAACAGGCATAGAGCGCGGAGGTAAGCAGCTCAAAGGCGGTATGCAGAAGTTCGGTGCCGAGATCATGCCAAAGATAGGCGCGATAGGTGAGAGAATGTCCGGCGGTGCCTACACAGCGGATGACATCATTGATGCAATGACCCCTATGCGCCAGAAAGGGGAGCAGAAACTTGATGAGGCCGGTGCCATACAGGGTAAAGGGCTTGCCTTTGAGTTCGGCACGTTCATTCCACAGATGGCCGGGACCTTTGCAGCCCTGGCAGCTGCACCATTCTCCGGAGGAACATCTGCAAGCGCCATCCCGGGCATACTCGGTACGGCAAACATTGGCGCTCTCACCAGCTCGGTAGTGGGTAGTACCCTCTATGAGGTTGAGAAATACAGCGAGGAGACCGGTAAAGAGATCTCAGAGGCAAAGAAATGGTCCGTTGCACTATTGGCCGGTACCGCGGAATTCGCTGCAGAGAAAATCCGTCTTGATCGCTTCCTCCCCAAGGGGATGACAAGCAAGATCCTCACTCGCACCATGAAGGAGAGCCCCGAGGTAGCTGAGAGCATGATGCAGCAGTGGGCCAAAGCTCGTCCTGCCATGTATCAGAAGTTGCTACAGCTGGGCAAGACTACCTTCCGAAACTCCAAAGAGGAAGGGATAGAAGAGTTATGGACCCAGATAGCACAGGATTACGCCAATTACCTGTACCAGGATCCGGAGGACAGGATGGGATTCCAGCAGATCATGCTCAATGCCCTTAATGCAGCCAAGGGCGGTGCCATGATGGGCGGGTTTATCGGTCCGGCAAGCTACGGATCCAGCCAGCTCACCACAAACATGATGCGCAAGCGCAAGGGAGGAGTATCATTGGTGCAAACCAGCGATGGCAAGGTCTATGAAGCCCTGGGACAGAGCAAGGATGGCGAGATTTATGTGCAGAATGCCGTTGGCAAGCAGTCAACGATCAGCAAAAAGAACGTTAAGGACCAGGTAACGCTCACCAACGAGCAGATGAAGGAGTACCTCGATGCCTACGACCAGGGCAGCGCAGCACTCCCGGAGCTTGAGGCACGGATAGCCAATGACCCAGAGACACAGATACGGGAGCTGGGGAAGAAATACACCTTCCTGGGCTACTCAGAGCAGGAACCACAGACAAACAGCATTCGGTTTGGGGAACTAAGGGACGGCCGCATGGTCATTCTCACCTCTGTCAATGAGGCCGAGAACGAGGACCAGATGGTTTACACTGCCAAAGATGCAGAGAATCCAGAGGCAGCTCCGTTTATGGTCAAGGGCAATGATGTCATTAACAGAAAGTCTGTCTCTTATGAGGAGTGGGTGGCAAATGAGCTCGCTCAGTACCAGGCCACCAAGCAGCAGATGGATGCAATGGTCACCAAGGCACAGGCACCTGTGCAGGAAGGCGAGACCATACCCATTGGCGAGAGGCTCTTCAATGTCACAGAGGTCACAGACCAGGGCATCACTCTCAATGAGATAGACAAAGATGGCAATCTCACTGCCACAACCGAGGTTATCACCCCGGATAAGTACGGAGAGGTGTTCGGTATGCCGGAAGATCAGGGTGGTCAAGAAGGTGGTCAGGCTGGTGGTCAAGTGGAAGTAGCAGCACAGCCGGCAGCTGAGGGAGGAATTCAGACAGACGAGAATCAGCCTCAAACAGGCCCCGTTGCAGCAACAGATCAGGGAATTCAAACGCCACAGGCCCAACCCGAGGCCATCAAGTCCCGGAAGATATCAGACGGCAGCACCGAGTTCACCATCATGCCCGAGGAGGATGGCTCATTCCGCATGCAGGAGGTCTTTGACACCCAGAAGAAGGCCGAATCAACCCTCAAGAAGCTGACCGAGCGTTATCCCAAGCTCACCTGGGAGATGCAGATGGTTGACTCCGGGGATCCTTTCACCCCGGATGAGTATGTCATCAAGGCCGCTGTCAAACAGGCCAAGAAAGAGGCTCCGGCAGCACCGGCAGAGGCACCAGCACCCGTAGCAGCCCCAACTATTGCAGAAACAGCACAGGTTGAGGTAGAAATAGAACAGAAACCGACAGAATCGGAACAAAAATCAGAGGTTGTAGCACAAGAAACCCCGGTAGAGGTCCAAGCGGAAGCACCAGCCCAGGAAGAAGTTGAGGCGCAACCGGCAGAAACAGTAGAGGTAACACCCGAAGAGAAAGCTCAGACTGACCTCATGCGAGCCAACCGCGAGGCCAATACCAGGCCCACGGAAGCACAGAAGGAGGCCGGCAACTACAAGAAGGGTCATATGAAGTTCGCAGGGTTTGATATCTCCATTGAGAACCCGGTCGGATCAGTGAGATCCGGCACCGATCCCTCCGGAAAGAAGTGGTCCATGCTTCTAAACAACTCCTATGGCTACTTCCGCAGGACCAAGGCAAAGGATGGTGATCAGGTTGATGTGTTCTTGGGTGACAATCTCGCTGCACCGGATGTTTATATCGTTGACCAGGTGAACCCGGAGACCGGGACATTTGATGAACACAAGGTAATGATGGGCTTTAACTCAGCCGAAGATGCCCGGGATAACTACCTTGCCAACTATGAACCGGGATGGAAAGGCATGGGATCCATCTCCAAGATGTCACTCGAAGGTTTCAAGAAGTGGTTGGGTAGTGGTACCAGGACCCGCAAGCCGGTTGACAGTAATGTGCCTGTCAAGGCCAAGGAAGAGCCAAAGGAAGCTGAATACCCCAATCCAGAGATACCCCTTGAGGAAACCCTACCTAATGGCAGGGTAGTATATAACCAAGAAGGTGATAATGACCTTCAGGTTGTTGATACATACAAAAGAGTTGATGCCTTCAGAAAAAAACACAATACAATAGCATTGTGGCAGGCCAAAACAGGCGACGTGGTGCAGGATATATTTACAGGGGAGGTTTTCACATTATCTAAGAAGGCCAGCGGCGGTATATCAAAACTGATTAGTGATGATGGTGTTGAGAAGAATATTAACAACAGCGATCCTCTCTTTATCAAGATTGAAAAGCCAACCAAGCAGCCAAAAGCAAAGAAGGCACCCGAACCAGCAGAGGATACCCGTCCGGTCAAGCAACTTACCAAGAAGAAAGGCTGGCCGATGTCAAAGGTTGATATAGCCAGACTCTCCCGGGAGCCGCAGTCATTTGAGGAGGCCGTATATCAATTCTTCATCAACAGAGGCCGCATATCAACAGCAAGACTCAAGCACCACCTCGGCACCCGCAGCCGTAGCGATTACGCCTCATTCATCTGGGCTCACAAGAAAGACGGTCAGATGACCGACAAACTCAATGAGGCTCATATCTTCCAATCACACCCGGAGTTACTTACTCAAGTGGGTGACCAGCAGGACCAGGAGAGGGCATTCTTTGATATATTACTTTCAGTCACCGGCCTCAATGACATGAGGACCCGCATTGATGAGATGCAGAGTAAGGCTGACCATGCCACCGAGGACATGCCTCCACCGCCGGATGAAGATGCAGAAACAGCAGCACTGGATACCGGTCAGGTTATTACTGAAGAAATCCTGCCTTTAGTAGAGGGAGATCCAGATATTTTGCGTATATTTGAGGTCGAGATCAATGAGTTAGGTAAAACGCTCGAGGATCTTAAAGCACTTGCGGCCAGTGACCCTAATTATTTTCAAACGTTCCCCTACGGGCTCAATGAAAAGCAGTTTAACGAACTAAAAAGCATTCTCAATGATACAGAAAGACAAAAGCAAATTAGTGGGCTGGCTGACCAGGTTGGTAACATTGAGAGCCGCAGCCAAGGGAACGACACCTTACCAGGAGTCCCTGTCACTGAAAGCCGAGATGATGGAGAGGGCCGAGAAGAAGGAGTCCAGCCAACAGCCTCAGCAGAACCCGCAGAAGTAGCCAAGGCCCCCGAGTTTGCAGGGGAGCAGTTCAATATACCGGAAGAGACCCCGGAGCCCAAAACACAATCTGAGTTTGCGGGAGATTTTATCAAGAAACTCCCCGGGGATTTTCTTAAAGCCAGTGATGGATCTATTGATTTTGGATATATTAAGCCTGAAACAGGCCTAAAAGAGGCCCCTATAAGGCTTACTGTAGGTAACGATAGTCATGGACTGATTCATATTGATAACCAGCACGGAGAGCAGATTAAGAAAGCAGGTTACAGAACCATCCAGGATTTCGTAGAGGAGGTTGCCAAGAATTATTCCGTTATTCGCTCCGGCTCGACCTATAACAATAAACCAACATATCTCTTAGAACTAACTGACGACAAGAACAGGACACTTATCGTAGAAATGTCCAAGAATGGGGAATATTGGAACGTAAATTCGGCTGGGATATTCAGGAAGGAGTACTCAAAAAATAAAGAAGTTGTTTGGTCCTTACCCGCATTAGGAATCAAGCAGTCCGTTACTACTGATGAAGTTGCGTACCCGTCAGATGGCAAGAGCGGAGCTGACAAGGTTAGCGGGAACTCTCCACAAATAACTTCTTCTGAGGCCAAAGATACGAAAAAAATTGATGAAAGTCAAGAGTCGCAGGAGAAAAAAACCGCGGAGTTCGCTGGGGAGATATTTGATAAGCCGGAGGAAACCGCTGAGATCATCAAACTCAGGGAGGAGAATACGGCCGCCAATGAGATAATAGAAAAGCGGATACAACGGCTAAGGGCTGAGAGGGATGCCAAGGAAGAGAGCCTTCAAAAGCGCAATGAACTATTTGGTGACCGCAAGGAGGAAGAGGAGAAGGCCGAGGGGATGCAGCCCATGTTCGCCGGTGATATCTTTAAGCCTACCTCCGAGAACCTTCAGACGGCACTCAAGCCATTCAATGATGGCATCAAGAAGGCAGAGGAGGAGATCGCTCGCAATAACCAGATCCTTGACGAGAAGATAGCCCTGGTACTCTCCGGGGCACAGATGACCATTGACATGGAGGCGCCGGCTGAACCAGGTGAGAAGGCCGAGACTCCGAAGGAGGATGAACCGGATGCACTCAAGCTCGAGATGGTTGAATCAGTCAAACCCTCAGGTAAGATAGAGGATTTTGGAGAGAAGATATCGGGAGCAAAAAAAGAGATCCGTGGTCAGATTAAAAAGCATCTTGACACCACCAATGAGGATATCCTCAATAATTCCATTTCGAAGACCCTGCCGCCGATTGACTATAAGCAGCTCATTGATAGTGGCGCCGCAACACGGGAGGAGGCAGCCTTCCTCCAGTATTTCCGCCACGAGATAGGCCCCAAGCCCAAGTCAACATACAAGCAACAGAGGTGGCTCCGTGGAGTGAATGCCTACAAGGATGTCCTGCGCTGGATAACAGACAAAGAGACATTCAAGGCAGAGCATAAGGGTATGACATTCATGGAGTTGATGAATGACAATATGAATGACTATGCCGTTCAGCAGATGAAAGAGCAGGTGAGCCTGTTACTTGATCTCGGCTTCCCGGAGATCACATCACTGAAGGGCTATGAGTTAAGGCATTTCGAGGCCCGCAAAACTCTAAATAAGGACCGGCAGTTAGTTGATATGCCGGCTGTCTTTGCTATCACCAAGGGTAATATGATCGTTCATAAGTTCGACACCCGTGAGGAGGCCATTGCCGGACTGAAATATATCCTCACCACAGATAGCGAGGCGCCGCAGAAGGTCAAGTTCGATATGTGGCGCGAGCGCAATAAGCCCGGGATATTCATTGGCAAGAAGCTGGCAGCGGGTAAGTTCATCACCCTGGCTCAGGGATTTGATAAGGTATCCGAGGCATCAGCATACGTTAAGAACCACCAGGAGGAGCTTGAGAGATTGCTCGAAGAGAAGAAGGTTATTCCATATGAGCGCCCTGAGGAGAGAGGCCCGAGAGTAGGGAAGGACTACCGGGGAGGTGATAACATTACCCCGGAGGTGTTCTCTGAGACCTTTGGTTTTCGGGGAGTGCAGTTCGGTAACTATGTAGAGCAGCTGCGCCGGCAAGAGGACCTTAATGAGGCCTATGATGCCCTCGTTGACCTGGCTGATGTAATTGGAGTACCACCGAGAGCTTTGAGTCTTTCAGGACAGCTTGGAGTGGCCTTTGGTGCCAGAGGCTCCGGAGGCAAGAATGCAGCTGCAGCACATTACGAGCCACATGAGATAGTTATAAACCTCACCAAGGGTAACGGACCCGGCAGCTTTGCTCATGAGTGGTTTCATGCCGTTGACAGTTATTTCTCCCGTGCAAGAGGCCGTAAGATGGAGTTCATAACAGACCGGCCCCGTCCATTGATCAAACAGGACGGTAGTACCGATGAGTCCATCAGACCCGAGGTACTTGAAGCATTTGATGGTCTTGTCAAGGCAATCAATCAATCAAAACTCCCGCTGAGATCCCGCGAGCTCGACAAGCGAAGGTCAAAGGACTATTGGAGTACTACCATTGAGATGGGAGCCAGGTCCTTTGAATCCTATGTACGGACACGGATGGCAGACAAAGAGACAAAGAACGACTACTTGGTTGCCTTCCGCGACATGGTTGACTATATTGTTGCTGCCGGAGGCGCCGAGGATGCTTATCCCTACCCGACCGAGGCAGAGCTCGGGCCGATAGGAGAGGCGTTTGATAAACTATTTCAGACGATAAGCACTAAAGAAGAGGACGGCAGGACGGTGATGTTCCGCGTCATTGGCGAGAGAGGCGCAACACTTAATGATGTTCTCATTGACAACCTGGCAACTGCTAAAAAGATGGAGCCTGATCACTCACCCCGGGCGGTATTCCTTGCTACCGGATGGCAGAGAGGGGCAGATGGGTTGTGGAGGTATGAGACAAGGGATATTGAACTGAAGAAAGATATTGACTTTATAGGTGAACTGAAACCTCAGAATGAGGCATTCACCGAAGAGATACCATTAACCGAGATTGTGGATGACGAAGAATTATTCAATTCTTATCCGCAGCTCAAAAATGTCAAACTAACATTCTACAACTATGGAAGCTACCCAGAACTCACAAACACAGGAGCTTTTGCGAATTTTACGCAGAAAATTATTGCTATCGGAACAAAGGACATGGCGAATGTTCATAAAAGCCAGTCGACCTTATTATCCAGAAACAGCAGAAGTAATACCAACGATGAAGCAGTTGATTTATTTGTTTATGATAGAGATAGTCTCCGCTCCGTCCTATCACATGAGCTGCAACACTATATCCAACGAATTGAAGGATTTGGAGAAGGTGGCACGCTTCCAGGTAGAGGATCTGTCGGTCAGGGCGATTCTAAATACCAATATTCTCGCCTCGTTGGGGAAGTGGAAGCCAGAAATGTTCAGCGAAGGCTCGGCAGCACTCCAGAAGTACGCAGACAAACAATGCTATCCGAGACAGAAGACGTCGCCAGAGACCAACAAATAATTATCCGAAACAAGTACGATAATCAGGAGAACAGGGGAATTGTCCCCAAGACTCCGCAACCTACCGGGTGGAATGCTCTTTCAGACCTACTCGAAGAGGATGACCGCCTTGACCGCGAGGCAGAGGTAAAGACCAGGATAAACCAACTGGCCAAGTCCCTTAATACCGATGTAGTTATCGTTCAGAACAGAGCAGCCCTACCCACGTCATTACAGGGAGCCGCCAAAAGAGTGGGACTTTGGGATTTCTCTACCCTGTATGGAATATGGGATCCGAATACGGACACAATGTACGTTATGATGGATGACCTGATGAAATCCGGGCCGCAGAATGCTATAATTGAGGCAACCAAGACCGTGCTGCATGAGGCTATAGCTCATAAAGGACTGCCAGCCATGCTCGGTACGGAAGAATATATCAAGCTCCTCGATGATATTTATGACAGTATCCCAAAGGCGGACAGGACTACTCTCGAGAATGACTATAACACAGAGGATAAGAGGACCATTGCACATGAATACCTGGGCATGATGGCTGAGGATAATGTCAACCCCAACCTGTTCCAGCGCATACTTGCCAAAATTCGTGAGCTTATCCGTAAATTCTATAAGGTTGACTATACCGCAAATGATATTCATAGCCTGCTGAGACAGAGCCGAAAGAACCTTGAGAGAGGACCGGAGGGGCAGTCGGGCTACTACCGCAGCCGCCCCGTTGCCATGGACTTTGAGTATGCCGGTGAATTCATGGAGGCATCACAGGCATCTTTACGAGCTCGCAAGGCAGCAGCAGCCAATGAGCCTCAGTTTGCCGGCCAGTACTTTGGCTCACCGCTTGAGACTGCAGCCAAGGCCTATGCAGAGAAGAAGGCAGAGCGCACCGGCAAGGAGGTAGTGCAGGGGATCCGTGAGTACATACAGGACATGAGCCTGCCGATACGCCGGTTTGAGGAAGAGGTGCTCCGCAGGGGTGGTAAGCAGGATAATAACTCCAAGCCCTACCGCGACATGAGCCTGTCATTCGGACGGCAGGAGAAGCTCTACAATGACTACTACGAGCAGAAGATGAAACCGGTCCTGGAGTCTGTGGCTGCCATCAAGCGATCAGGCATGCCCGGGGAAGAGGTGCTGCCCTATATCATTGCCAAACATGCCATGGAGCGTAACCCGATCTTCCGCGGCCGTGAGCTCAGGGAGTGGACCGATGCACAGGACGGTAATGTGTCATTGGATGAGATTGACCAGAAGAAGGAGCAGCTCAAGGATAAGGACTACTCCGGGGTGATGGGCTTTGATACCACCGGCACATTCACCAACCCGGACCAGCTGGCCGCTGTAATAGTCAGCGAGTTTGAGGGTAAGATAGATAAGAAGCTCATCAATGACCTGTGGGATAATGTAAGGACCGCGACATCATCAATACTCGATACATGGGAGAAAGGCAATCAGATATCCGCAGCCCAGAAGCAGGAGTACCTTGACCAGTTCCGTTACTTCGTTCCCCTTCGAGGATGGAGAGATGGGGCAGCCAAGGAGCTTGTCTATACCCGCGGAGATGGTTTCAGCGCATCGCTGCAACATGCACAGGGGAGAAAGTCACTTGCTGATAACCCGCTGGCATACCTCCTTAATGTTGAGTTCCAGGCTATCGGTGAACAGGTGGATAATGAGGTCAAAAACTCCATGCTCAACCTGATCCTGCGCAATTTAGGCAATAACGAGATCCACGACCTTGCTACTATCAAGAAGCTGTACTATGTGAAGATCACCCTTCCCGATGGAACCGAGGAGTGGGAGCCGACAATCATACGGCCCTCACAGGACTTGTTTGACTCCGGTGCTGCCCGGACCAAGATATTCCGCGAGCATGAACGGTTGAGAAAACCAAGCCATGCCCGTGAGCATGAGGTGGTGGTCAGCAAGCCCGGAGGGGATATGGTCATCGTATTCAATGGCAAGCAGCTCTCAACAGCTCAGGCCATGAACCGGCAGAACTACATGTACCGGACCATCTTCGGTAACGTGTACGATGCTCGGGACCTGAATAAGGTCATGGCGCTGATGGGACACCTCAATAATATGCTCAAGGCTCTTTACACCAGCTGGAACGTGGTATTCCCCTTTACCAACTTCATGCGTGACTTCCAGGAGGCCTCAATCACCCAGAGCATCAAATCACGGACAGGACTCAAGGTTGTCAGCGGATACCGGCAAGCATTCCCGGCAATCCTGCGTAGGATCCGCGGTAAGCAAGACCTCACCAATCCCATTGACCAGCAGCTTGAGGACTTCTATAACTACGGAGGTGCCACCGGTTACACCCACATGAAAACACCGGATGAGATCGAAAAGGATATCAATAGCGAGATAGGACGCATGACCCGCAAGGGAACGGTAATAGGTGGAATCGGTGATGCCGGCCATACTATGCTCGAGGCAGTTGAGTCCTGGAATAAGATCTTCGAGGATGCCACCCGGTTCTCGGTCTATCTGTCATCTCTCTCCATTGGCAAGTCCAAGGAGGATGCCGCTTACGATGCAAAGGAGGCCTCGGTAAATTTCAATACTAAGGGCAAGGGATCAAAGGCATGGGACGCATGGCTCGCATTTTGGAATGTGGCCGTTCAATCCCTGCAGAAGAACTTTAAACTTGCCAAAGACTCACCCAAGCGATTTACACAGGTGGCAATGTCCTTTGTTATGCTCGGATTCTTGGAGGCTTTAATGAATGCCATGACCGATGATGATGACCCGGATAACTCATATTACAATCTCAACCCCTACATGAGGCAGAACTACCTGGTCATCCCTCTGCCAAACCTGAGAGATGGAGGCAAGGGCAACAAATATATCAGCATACCCCTGCCGCAGTTCTGGAGAGGCTTCAAGAGCGCCGGTACAATAGCCTTTGATGTGGCTACCGGTAAGATGAAGGCCAAAGAAGCCGTGGCAAGCGCCATCGGTAACTTTGCCGGAGGACTTCTGCCGGTTGATATCGGTGGTTTCTACAAGTCCGGAGAGTTCAGCTTTGCCCCGATTGTGCCGACTATCTTCAAACCGGGAGTGGAGCTGATGGAGAACCGCAATTACATGGGGTACACCATCAAGAAAGAGCCGTTCACCCGGGAGCAGGAGAAGTACCTGGCCGATGCCGGTCTTGGGAAGGATAACGTGAATCCGGGAATTAAATTTTTTACGGATTTATTATTCAGATGGGGCGGTGGGGATACTAAATATAAATATTACACAGATCGTCAGGGACGCACCCGTAAGGTATTCCTTGATATTAACCCATCGAGTGTGGAGCATCTATTCAAAGGGTATGCGGGGGGAACCGGAGGTGTATTTTCCGACTTAATCACCACTATCTCTCAAGTACTTGATCCCGGAGAAGAAGTTTCCTTCAAAAATACACCCTTCATTAACAAATTTTTGAGAGAAACGCCCGAACATAAGTGGCGAATAATTTCTGAGTACTATTCTCAAAAGGAGCAGCTGTCTAAAGAGCAGACGGTATTCAAAGAGTACATGAAGCAGGCAGAAGAAGGACAGGATTATACAAAGGCTGCCCGGATTTCAAATGATGAATACACACAAACCCTGTGGAGTGTTTTTGATAACTACGAGGATCAGATTAAGGACCTCAATAAGGATAAGACTAAAGACGATACGGAAACGACTGATTTAATTATTGAGCTCATGGACATGTGCTTACAGGATGTAGATCAGATAAAAAGAAAGTATAATAAGAAATGAACTCGCCGGGAATATATAAGATTCAATCAAAGATAAAACCCGAAAGGATTTATGTGGGTTCTGCTGTGAACGTAAAGCATAGGTGGGTAAGCCATTTAAGTGACCTAAGACTGAATAAACATGGGAATAGCAGGCTCCAAAATCATTTTAATAAGTATGGGGCATCAGATCTGGTATTTATTTTATTAGAGTCATGTACGCGTGAAAATTTACTTATCAGAGAACAGGTTTATATTGATGAATTATATCCGTGGTTTAATATCTGCAAATTTGCCACAAGTCGAAAAGGAGTAATACACTCATTAGAGACTCGTGAAAAATCAAGAATTGGGCACTTGGGGCAAGTACCTTGGAATAAAGGGAAAACGGAAATATACTCCGAAGAGACCAGACAAAATATAAGCGAAAGTGTATCTAAATCTTTAATAGGGAACAATAGGGCTGTTGGCCATATGCCGTGGAATAAGGATAAGAAAACCGGAATTAAGCCTCCAAATGCCTTTAAACCAGGCGAGCCTTCATGGAATAAAGATATTCCACACTCGGATCAACACAAAGATAATTTAAGTAAGGCTTGGGAAAGAAGAAGGCTAACCCCCATGTCAGAAGAAACGCGCAATAAAATCAGCGAGGCAGTGAAACAATTTTGGGCTAATAAGAAACAGGATAAAGCAGCATAACATGAAACTTATAGAATCTAAAGAACAATTGCTCGGGAAAACTAATACCCGCTTGGGTATGCGAAAGCAAAAGACCGTACCGCTGCCAACGGCTGTTATGGACCGGGATGTGCGCGAAAACATGGATCTGCTTGAGGAGTCCCGGAGGATGTGGGAGTCTATGGCTGACTTCCGGACACGCAGACTGCGAAACAGGCAGTATTACAGAGGAAATCAGTGGTCCGACATGATGACCGATCCGGATTCAGGCGAAACTATAACCGAGGAAACCTATCTTATGAACCAGGGTAAGGTGCCGCTAAAGCAGAACCGTATCCGGTCCCTGGTAGAAAACCTCATCGGGCAGTACCGCAGCAATCCTTCCAAGGCCGTTGTCATCGCCCGGGGAAGGGAGAATGCACAGGCAGCCGAGATGCTCTCTAATGCCCTGCAATGCGCTCTGGAGAACAACGAGATCAAGGATCTTGATGCAAGGCTCTTCGAGGAATTTGCCCTTTCGGGTGCAGCCGTGCAGAAGGTAGGATACAAGTATTGGAAGGAGCGCAACCTTGAGGACCTGTTCCTTGAGAATACCAACGTCAACCGTCTGATAGTTAACACCGATCTCTCGGATATACGCCTTTTTGATCTCCGGCTCATTGGTGAGATCATTGACACAACCGTTGAAAACATCGTCAGCACCTTTGCCAAGAATACGGCCGAAGAGAAACTTATCCGCGAGCTCTATGCTCATGCCAGTAACCCGGCCTTCTATTCAGACTACGGCCTTGATGCTACACGGATAGACTCACTTGACTTTTACATACCCCGCGAACCCAATGCGGCTCGCCTGTACGAAATATGGAAGCTCCGCGGTGAGTGGAGGGTTTATGCACATGACCCGCTTGACGGCACTAACAACATTGTGCCCTATACCCTTAAACAGATTGCCGCACAGAACCAGGAGCGATTGCGCCTTGGTGCCGAGGAGGGGATCCCCGATGAAGAGATACCGCTGATTGAGGCAGAGGAAACGTATGAGCAGTTCTGGTATGTTAAGTTCTTAACACCTCACGGACACTGCCTGTTTGAGGGAGAGACCCCGTACAAGCATGAGGAACACCCCTACTCACTCATCCTCTTCCCGTTGCTTGATGGCGAGGTCTGGGGCTTCATTGAGGACATCATAGACCAGCAGAGGTATATCAACCGCATGATTATCCTGCTTGACTTCATCATAGGAGCCTCGGCCAAGGGTGTGCTCATGGTGCCCGAAGGAATGGTGCCGGATAGCATGACCCCGGAGGAGTTCAGCGAACAGTACCGCAAGTTCAACGGAGTGATCTTTTATAAGCCCCGAGCTGACGGGCAGATGCCGAAACAGATCAGCGCCAACTCATCTCAGGTGGGTATCTTCGAGATGCTGAACCTACAGATGACCTTGTTAGAGAAAAACTCCGGTATCAATGAGTCAATACAAGGACAGAGAGCGCCATCAGGCACCCCGGCAGCCCTGTACGCACAGGAGGCACAGAACGCCACTATAAATGTACTGGACCAGATACAGAGCTTCCAGGGTCTTGTGCAGAAGCGTAACCGCAAATCACTGAAGGTCATCACTCAGTTCTATAAGGATAAGAGGTACCTGGCTATCAACGGCCGGGCTATATCGGACGAGGCGAAGATGTACGATCCGGATCTGGTCAAGAAGCTGGACTTCGAGGTCGTTGTCACCCAGGGAACCGACACACCGGTTTACCGTCAGGTGGTGGATGACATGCTTTTTGAACTGCTTAAAGGCAATCTCATCTCACTGGAGATGTATCTTGAACAGACCTCCATGCCGTTCGCAGACAAGCTGCTTGCGACAGTGAGATCTCAGAGAGAGGCGATGGAACAGGGAGGTGTTATGCCAGGTGGAGCAGGAATCCCTCCGGAGATGGCAGCACAGGCACAACAGGCTAACCCGCAGTCAATGGCTATGCTTCAGCAAGCCCTTGCCGGCGGCAGGCCGAGATAAGATAAGAGGTTTTTTTTCATAGGTTAGGTTTAGGGGTTGGAGCTCCCTGTGCGAAAGTTCGGGGAGTTCTTTTTAGTATCTTCCAGAGGGTTTATGGATGTTGTACAAAAAATATCCCTCACCGGTAACCTTCCCTGTCCATTTATCAAGAACGCAATTACTTTCTATCACAGCATAGCGATTAGAGAGTGCATTCAGGAAGAGGCAGCCACAGATTAATGTGACTGCGACAATAGCCGAGATAATAAAAGTTGATTTTCTTGTCATTTCATACTGCATTTATGACGTAAAATTAATAATATTTACTACCTTCGTGTTGTGTTAATAAAATATTCATTAACAGAGTGCAAGATATAAAAAATTATATTATGTTTGTGATGCGTGAATTATCCAATACAGATGAGGCAAAACATCACAAGCAGACTGAAACAAAGCCAAAGGGAAGGCGAACCGGCGAAAGTCCGGCAGTCCGATTCGTGCCTCGCATGGATGGTTCACGCAGCGACCTTCCCCCTTTGTTTAACTAAAATCAAATCATTATGCGTGAACCGATGGATGAGAACGCTACGGGCGTTCAGATTTTCAACAATCCTCAGTTTGGTGAGGTAAGAATCAACAATGAAAACGGGAAGCCTCTTTTTATGGCTTCAGACATTGCCAGGGCTCTGGGCTATTCCAATCCCTTAAAAGCAATTCGCGACCACTGCAAAGGGGTGAACGAAATAGACACCCCCACACAGGGAGGCGTTCAGAAGGTGAAATTCATTTCAGAGGCAGATGTTTACCGCCTTGTCATGCGCTCGAAACTACCCGATGCCGAGAAGTTTCAGGATTGGGTAGTCGAAGAAGTCCTTCCGTCTATTCGTCGTGATGGTGGCTATATTGCAGCCGCACCGGAGGAAACCCCGGAGGAGATTATGGCAAGGGCGCTCATTGTTGCTCAGAAGACCATCGAGGCCAACAAACAGAGGCTTCAGATGCTTCAGGGAGAGAACGAGGTACTGGTGGAGGAACGCAAAGCCCTCAAGCCGAGTGCCGACTACACCAATGAGGTACTTCAGTCAACGAGTACTTTCACTCTTACCCAGGTAGCACATGATCTTGGATTCAGGAGTGTATATGCCTTCACCGACTGGTGTAGGAACAGAAGTATTCTTTACCGTCAGAGCGATCAATGGCAGCCGACAGCATTGGTGGCAGGCAAGGGGTATTTCACCACCCGCACCTCGAGGTACGTTAAAAACGACAACACGATAGGCACCAGCATATCAACAGTTGTCACCGAAAGAGGACGTATGTATCTTCACGGATTACGGAGGGCAGCGTGATGGGTGAAGTTATAAGTATTCCCGCTATCACAGCCGAAGAGCTTGTGAAAGATGTGATCCTATCCGATGAGCTGCCAACGATGAGACAGCATCTCAGAGAGATGGCCGATGCCTTTCTTCTCACAGACGAGGTGGGCGAATACAGGCATAAAGTGTACTGCACTTACATGAATCTGGATCACTTCCTTGCCGGAGCAGAAAGACTGGCAAAGTTTCAGGAACGAAAAGCGTCCTGAAAATATACAAAAGAATGAAAGCCCCTTTTGCGAGGGGCTTTTTTTATCGGAGTAAAACACCGCCATTATACGGAATGGCATGATACAAGATGTATCATACAAAATGTTTATTGCTTCCCGTAAACTGTTTCTGAGTAGTCAACCCCCTGGCTGAGCCAGCTGACGATAACACCATCCTTGAATATCAGCTTGACGTATGAGGTGTAGGTGCGGGAGGTGGCCCCTCCTCCGTAAGTACTTGTGTTTGCCCTGCCGCTGACATTGTAAACCCCGGGAGTGACAGTGGCCGTTGTCGTGGATCTCGAAGGCCGGACGCTTGTGACGGTCTTTTGCCCCCGGTCATAGAGCCATTGTTCATACTCTCCTTCCACCGCTTTCTCATCCGGCATGCCGAAGTTGGTAATGACGAAATCCTTTGTCTTACCGAGAAACACCTGATCCATGACCTGATCATGGGTGTAGTAGGTGACGGCACAGGAAGAGAGAGTGAGTAAGATCAGCAGGATAAGAGTCATGGGCTTGCCTCCGATGATTACATGGTCCGGAGAGGTCTGCGATTTATCACAGGCGCTTATCACAGTAAACCCTTTATCTGACACATGTGTACCGGGGCCGATCCAATGAAAGCTCACTATCTCACCTTTCTTTGCTTTGGCAATTCCTTTCTTTACCCTGGCAATAAACTCGTCTGCTGTCTCCTGTTTATTCATGGTGTTTGATTAAATACTAATCAAAGGTACGAGAAATTTCAATGCGAGTCAAGAGGCGTCGGTTTATCCTTCTTATGATGGCGTGTGGGATAGTAAATAATGATACTCTCAGCAGGAACACCATTCTTTATAAAGTAGTCGTAATCCTCCTGTCTGAATGCCATGAGCTTGGGCGGTCTTTGCGAGTCTGGCATATTAAATATCTCTTTGGTCCACTCGACAAATGTTTCCTGAGTGATTGGTTCAGCATTTGGTGAGTACTCGACCATCACCGTCTCCTCTGGAGTCAGCGGCTCCGGCATACTACCCCATTGTGAGATCTACATATTGATGATAGCTTCGGCTATATCCTTCTGATATCTCCTTTCGCCCCGTTCAAGCCTCCACCATTGGATCCGGTGCCGGATCCCACTGAGCCATGGCAGTGCATACCATAGGATAACGGTAAACGCCAAGACGATTGCGATAATTGCGAGTGCTGTTTTCATTTCCTTCTGTTTTTGATTATTGTTTGTGCATCTTCATCCACCTCCTGCAGGAACTTGCACAGCCTGGTCGCACCGTCATACAGCGCAACCAGGTAGGCAAGGACCACTATGATGATAAAGAGTGTCATTTCTTTGGTGCATCATGTGGCTTTTCAACCGCCTTGCTCTGCTTGATCATCCCGGCCTCTATTGCCTTCCTGGTTGTCACCGGCTCCCCGGAGACAATATACCCTACAAAGGGGCGTTTCTTTTCAGTCATGGTTAATGCGCTTTAGTAATACTACTCTCCGGCCGCGTTCATAATCACAATAGGGATCCTTGGTGAACCGTCCTTTCTCATCCCGCACCTGGACTGCATAGGATCCGGGCATGTCGGGCAGTCCCTCACACATAGCATCCAGCTCCTCCATGAGCTTTACATACCTCTTCTGCCACCATGCCGGGGCGCTCTGAAGGATTGACCTGGGTAACACCTGGTATGAGGCGTATGACAGTCCAAAGAACATGTGGACCGGATCTTGCTCTTTGTAGATCCATGCTACCGGTAATTCTTCTTTCTTTGTGCTTTTCACTTCCATAGTTTCATTGATTTGCGAAAGGCTTTAAATGTCATATCCGTAAGCCATCCTACATGATAAGCCAGGTTCTCTGTATCATCAAGGTTGGATTTTATTCCCCTGTCATTAAAGATGCTACAAATGCAGTGAATACATTCGTGTGCCATTGTCCCGACCGTGGCATTAGGTGACATCAGCAAATACATGTCACTGAAGCCCACCCTAAAGGTCATCGCATCAGTATGATCCTGCAAGTCCTGATCCGGATAATCCTTCACCCAACCAGATATGCCGGCGTTCTCAACATAGGAGTTTGGATCCTCGGTTATCACGATATAGATATCAGCCTCAAACACCTCAAGGGTTACCTTCTCAACAAATGACTTGGGCTTCTTTATCTTTGACATTGTTGTACACTTTTTAGTTTTCCGGAATATCATAATCTACTGCATTAGCAAAGTCAGGCTCAAACGATCCCTTTTTGCAGGGGATCTCCATAATTATTTCATCTGTTACATGACAATAACCATATCCAATCCCGCTGTTCTGGCAGAAGTCATGCGCAAGGCTTTTCGACAGGGCAGGGATATTCGGACCTCCGTATGTGGTCAGTTCACCCGTAATAGGGCTGATTGCGTATATCTCGGCCATCACTATGGTTGACTTGAACTTGGGATTGATAGCCGGAGCCTTCTTCCGCTTCCTCTCTTCCCTGTTCATCCTCCGCACGATCTTGTCAAGTTGCTTCATAAACCAATCATGCGTGTTGGGTCCCATGCTTATTCCGTAGCTCATAACATCATTCCAGATCTGATCTGTTCCAGGTTTGACACACCAAAGTCTTTGAACAATTCCTTTATCATAAGGTCACATAACTTCATGGCTATGGAGTTGGCTACCGCCTGGTTACCGTAAGCGTTGGTGTCTATGATATCCCTGCGGGAGACTTGGCCCTTTAACTCGCAGGACCTTCCATTGAAGGTGAACTTTGCAATGAAATCTATGGCATCAATGGCCGGTCCTCTAACAAGGTAGAGCACGACAGCATTCATGGTGTTGTCCTTAACGGTCACAGATCTGATGATGTTCTGCAGGGTCTTTTCCTGCATCTCATTCAGAAGTGCAACACTCTCGTCTGTCGGTGCCCTCTTAATGGTGACACTCTTTTCATACGGGACCATCTCTCTCTCGTAAATAATCGTATTCTTTCCAAACATTGTCTTTCAGTTTTAAAGTTCAGCTTCAAAAATCAGTTCATCAATCCAGCACTCATCCGGAAGGAGCAGGGTGATGCCGAGAATGATCTGCGCCTCTGCCCGGATCTTCAATACATAGTCCATCATCTCTTTGTTATCGGTCTTGGTGGTGGATCTCACCCCCGAGACAAACTCCCATGCCCTGAGCTCGTTGTTGTACTCGAAGTCATACCGCCAGTTGAACTTGCGCTTGCACTCCTCATGGACCTCCTCGGCAGTATGCCCGGTCAGCAAACTCAGCGGACCGTAGATGAATCCCCAGAGGTATGCATTGAAGTCTATGGTCCGGTCCGGGTAAATGTCCTTTACCGCCACCTTAAACGGTAGTCTGCGCTGCTTGATCTCTGCGATCAGCTTGTCGCGCTGGCTGTTGTTCCGGATGACGGCAAAGTCCATAATATGCAGATAATCAGTTAATTAATTAAAAAGGTAAATCATCCGGTGGCGCTATCGGAGGCACTGCATCAGGAGGGGTTGCTTCATCCTGGATGACGGGGTACTGGTCCTTTGCTCCGGCCTCTGCTGGCCATGATAGGAAGGTGATCTCTGAGGCAATGATCTCGGTCCGGTTCTTCTTTGCCCCGGTGTTCTTATCCTCCCAGGTCCGGGTTTCGATCTCGCCTACAACCGCGAGCTTCATCCCCTTGCGGAGGTACTTTTCAATGGTCTGGGCCCTCTTATCCCATGCGACAATGTTATGCCACTCGGTCTTTGTCTGCTTTACACCGTGCTTGTCGGTCCAGCTCTTACTTGTCGCAAGGCTGAAGGTTGCTACCGGCTTACCGTTATCCAGGTACTTGACATCAGGTTCTTGGCCCACATTTCCAATCAAAATTGCTTGATTCATATTATTAACTCCTTTTAAGTTTCACAATTACATCTATTTCAAAGCCTATGTGCGAGATGACATCGGCTATCAGCTCGTCACCCGTCTTGACCGGAGGCTTGGTACTCTTTGCCGGCTTTATGCCCTTGGGTGGATTCTTCTTCGTCTTGGGCTTTTCAACACGGAGCTCCCTGAGCCTTCTGTTAATCTCTTCGGCAGGGATGAAAACCGTCTTGTGATGAACAATACCCTCGGAGGGTTTCGGTAATACTTCTTCCGGCTCTTGGTCGGGCTTTAACTCTATCACTTTCATATCAGTAGGCTTGTACTCTTTCAGCGGTAGCCCGGAGTGATACCATTCGTGCATTTTCACCCATGCTACCTCGGGGCACTTGTCAAACTGCTCATGCTTTTTGATCATGCTCAGATAAGCGGGGTTGATGCCAAGGTTCTTTGCAGCTTGGACATTCATCAGGTTTTCTGTCTCGATTGCCAGTATTACTTTCGCGGCAATCTTTTCTTTTGTTTGCGGGTTCATTTTGCGGCCTCCTTGTTTTTGGATTTATTTGATTTTAAGCGGTCATAATTAAGCTGTGTCATTCTATTGCTTGTCACAACAGCAATAGAAGCCTCAAGCCTCTGCATGTAATTCATCCGCGGGAGTGCTTTCAGCCGGACGAGCATCGCGATCTCCTTGGAGTTTACCTCATTGATACCTCCCCCGCTGTTACGCATGATGTAATAGGTCCGGTTATCCCTGGCATTCTTGACCTTTGCCCTCTCTATTGCTGAGTCAATCATCCGTTGGTCCCGGAGCACATCACGCCTTGCCCGGCGCTGCTTGAACCTCTCAATCCATGCTAACTTCTGGTATGTGGACCACTCCTTCCAATCTACTGTGACCCTCTGCAGGAAATCCTGTAAATAGTTTTTTGCCATGGTTATTTATTAAAGTGTTTTGCGTACTGTGCTTTTACATACTCTCTCTCATCTACCCCTTCGACATAGATCACCAGCCGTCCATTAACTCCCACATCAGGCTTTACTATCCCTTCGGAATACAGCTCATTGAGAGCTTCGGTGGTATCCGCGCCAAACAAGTGCATGAGGTTTGCCAAATAGATATTTGGCCAGCGGGTCTTACTGTATTCCTGTTCAAGGTATTCCCGGATTTTCTCTTTCGTTGTCATATCGTTGCTTCGGTTATTTTTCTGTTGCCTGTACGGTTGGTCCTGGGCTTGATCTCCTGGGGTAATGGCAGGCACTTATAACAGCCCCATACCCCGATTGCTGTTGTCATCACAATGTCATCATGGCACCCTTCCACAGCACCATACCTCCCGTTGGGCTTGGTCTCATAGGTATCCATCTCATCACATGCCCTGGCATCAGTCTCGACATACAGATCATCGCGCATGATCCCATTGAGGAAGTCAATGACCATTGGCTTGGTCTGGGCGTTGGTATGAAACCCGTATCTCAGAGGAAGGCCCTGCCGTATCTTCTCCTGGTCGGTCCGGGCATAGATATTCGGATAGAACTTAACAACCTCATCAATGATGGTGAGGAAGTGATCCCCCTCGGACTCAATGGAGTTGCGGTCAAAGGAGTTGGACTCCGGGATGAACATGGCATTGTTATAGATCTTGCATATCTGCACTCCCTTCCAGGCGAGTAGGTCCTGATCAATGTGCGAACGCCATGTAGCAATAGCCGTAGGTGTGCCTCCGTCACTCATCCAGTAGCGGTCAAAGACACGGATCACCGAGTAGTCGGCATCCTTTGTACGACCTCCGATATCCATTGATACAACATACCGGTCAGCGATATTGACTGACTTATCCGGCATCTCCCATATCTGAAAGTTGCCCCGGTCATTTTCATTGAGCACAATATCCTCGAGCGCATCCTTACCCCTCTGGCTCCGGCCGGCAATCTCCCCGGTGAATATGGGCTTGCAGTTCCCCTTGCGTAGTCTCTCGACATAGGCCGGGCTGAATACCCTGGCACCGGAGGCCTGAAAGCTCTCCTGCCATGTAGAGGGGTATTCTTCGTGCATGCGCCAATCATCATAATTCTCCCCGCGCTTGGTCTCGAAATACCACTTGATACCTTCCAATGTTGCACCCAGGGACCACAGGTAAGAGGCGTAAGTATCCGACTGCATCCACTTGATGAACTTGGCATAGTCCTGTATATCCTGTTGGTATAGCTCGATCTCGAACCATGGAACGAAGATTGGAGCATAGGAGCTCTTACCCTCCATTGCTGACAGCCATTCCCGGTGAAAGAAGTTTCCCACACCCTTTGCTGTGGACTCGATCACAATCATCGAATACGGCACGTTTGACACGGCAGCACGGACACTCTGAGCAAGGTCCTCGGCTGACCGCTGTTCGGTGGAACGCCAGAAGGCAACCTCCGAAAGATGACACATTGCCAGGTCAAAGGTCCTTATGCTGTTGGGCTGTTGTGATGAGCCTATAATAATATTGTTTCCCCTCTCGACAAGTTGCCTGTTCTTGGTGGATCCCTCAAACGGAGCGAGATCGAAGGTGCCGAAAGCCTGCGGATACTTGCGGACCAGCCGCGAATACATCGCCCGGATGTTACGGGCCTGGTCCTCTACTTCGGTGACAATAGCAGAGTGCCATCCTGTCTTATGGATTATCTGGAACCACGACATGTAGATCTGAACCAATGTCGAGCCACCCCACTGCCGGGCCTTGTCAATGATGATACGGATAGGTACCTCGGCAAGGCGCATCTGCTCGAGCTTGACCAGCACCCTATACCTCTGCGGCCAGTTCAGCTTAAAGGGAATGATCTGCTTTGTCTTTTTGTCCGTTATCCTCGCGCAAGTGACGGCCCAGAACTCAAAGTCATGCCGGAATCGCTGCTCGGTAAAGTCACTGAGGAACCGGTTGACGGTTGCAGGATTGGCATTTTGTCCGGTGGCCTCAAGGAGTTTCTCAATACTATGGTGTGACTCAATGGCATCAATGAGATCCTTATTCTCCTGGTACATGGTCTGAGGTATGCCCCAGGTGACCGTATGACCACCAACTTCAAATATGATGGTACGCCTGGGGATGGGAGAGCCTATGCCCGTTGTCGGATCATAAGGAGCGAAGAGGACCTTCCGGCGCTTTTCGTTCTCCCGCAGGATAGTATTGACTGCGGCATCGGTCATTAATGCTTCTTCAGGTGAGCGACAATGACCTTCCCCACGTATTCAGCGGAGTAGTTCAGCCTGTCGGCCACTTCAGTGTAGAGATATTGCTTTGACAAATGAGGCCCTTTGCTTCCGTTCTCGGATAGCACTTTTTCATACTCACGAAATATGGCCTCTCGCCTTGCCGATGCGTTATCGCTTGGGTTAGGGTTCATGGATACTGCGTTTGTGTTGTAAAAATAAGATTTATTATCCGCTATCTGCACCTTAATATCCGTGGAGTTTTGCACACTAATAATAGATTTGATGGTGAATAAATGCCACAGAAGTGCAGTATTAACAAATAACACAGTATGAGCGAATCAGGATCAAGTAGTAGTGCCGCAGCAAGCACCGCAGGCGCAACAGCCGCAGGGACACCCGCTTCTTCAAGCGAGTCCTCGGCCCCGCGTAGCGATGCCGCAGCTGAGACTGCCTCTAAGCCCACTCCTACTAAGGAGGCTGAGAAGGCAGAGCCAACGGCAGAAAAGAAACCAACACCCGAGAAGGCAGAGGCAGTTGATAAAAAAGAGAAAGCCACTGACCAGAAAGAGAGCCAGGACACAGATAAGCCGGCAGAAGAGAAGCAGGCCAAGGAGGAGAAAAAGGAAGTACCACCTCACCGTTATGCCGACCGGCTTGCAACGGCTTTCCCGGACCGCAAGTATGAGAAGGCCGAGGATTATGACACGGCCATGGATGAATACCTTGGCAACCTCGAGGGGTATCACAAGAGAGGACAGGAGGCAAACAAGAAGCTCATTCACCTCTTTGACTCCGAGCCCCAGGTGGGAGATATAGTCCGTGACATGATTGCCGGTGCAACCTTCCGCGAGGCTATGGCAAGGCATATCTCCCCGGATGACCTCACGGCCATCGAGGGTGATCCCGACTTCGAGGGATGGAAGAAGAATGCCAAGGAACGCGATGAGAAAGCTGCCAAGCGCAAGGAACGCCAGCAGATGTACTCAGAGAATTTAACCGTATCACAGAAGGAGATATCGGCATGGGCCAAGGAAAACAACCTTGACGAGAAATCCGTGGACGGATTGCTGACAGAGATTGATACTCTATTGGAGGATCTCAATAACGGGAAGATCACAAAGAAGGCTCTCACAAGAATGATGAAGGCCTTTACTTACGAAAAAGATATTGCAGCTGCCCGGGAAGAGGCGAAGATTGCGACCCGCAATGAAGAGATAGTGGCTAAGAAAGAATCACCGGAGAAATCCGGTGACGGGTTGCCACGACCAACTAAGGCCGCAAGCCCACCGAAACAGGAGGTAGCTGAGGATTATTTCACGGGACTCTCACGCCGTATTAAAGAGCGCGAGATTACTTAATTATTAACCATTTTAATCACTAATGACAGAGATGAAAAACTCGAACCTTTTTAATATCGGCTTTAAGCTGTTCGGAGTGCTGTTTATGATGGCTCTCCTTTCGGCTTTCTCACATATCGCAGCCGCATCAGGTGTTGTCGTTGCTCTTACCGGGGCTGTTGTCACCGGTGCAGCTGACGGAACCGGTGCTGTTACGGTTGAGGCTACAAAAGCAGGCTCCGCTGACCTGGATATGGATTATGTGTCCAAGTTGGTTACTCAGATGCGACCGGCCGCTACGCCGTTGGATACTATCATGCGTCAGATACGCAAGGCTACATCAATGAAATCATTTGTCAGCGAGTATTACGCTGTTGACAGCCGTCCTCTTTATGACACGGTTGCCACTGCTTATACTCATTCTGGTGATGGTGCTCTCTCCACTGACCTGGTTGTGGCTAATGTTTCTATGTGGACAGCAGATGATATGGCGATGTTCTACGGTGTTACCGGAAGTGACTCACTGGACCTTGTTTGCTTTGTTGTGTCCAAGAATGCCTCGGCCAACACTATCAAGATCCAACCTCTTAACGGAAACGCAGGATCGGGAACAACTGCCGGAGAAATAATTCTTCCGACCATACCTATCAGCGGGAGGATTGTTCGCCTCGGCTCATGTAAGAATGAGCTCGATGCACAGACCTCTCCTTATGCTATCCTGCCTGTGAAGGCCTACAACTATGTGCAGCGTTTCATGGCACAGGTTGAAGAATCAACCTTCCAGAGGATACATGCTAAGGAAGTGGATTGGGGCTTTACGGATTACGAAGCTCAGAACATCTATGACATGAAGGCTACCATGGAGCAGTCCTTCCTGTTTGGCGTTCGCGCCAAGTTTGACGATGTGACCAATAACAAGGAAAGATATTCTACCGGTGGTATCACCAGGTTCATATCCAAAGCCCTTGAGTATGGCACCGGAGGCACAGACCGCACCATTGACAATCATACCTTTGTAGATTGGACTCAATCAGTTTTTGCTGGTAACAGTGGAGCCGACACCCGCTATCTCTTCGGAGGTAATGGCCTGATGGCAAACCTTATGAAGGTTGACACGGTTATCAAACAGATTGAAGCCAAGCAGACCTTGGTTAAGTTCGGCCTCACCTTCAAGGAGATTGAGACCAACTTCGGCCGTCTGTTGTTCTACCATCACCCGCTGCTTGATCAGGCAGGATGGGCTGATAGAGGTATAATCCTTGACCTTAACTACATCGAGAAACACACCTTTGTACCCCTGAGCTCGAAGAAACTCGACCTCAAAACATCAGGACAGAGGAACGTTGATGCAGTTGTCATCGAGGAGACTACCGGTGTAATCTGCCGTTATCCCGACACTCACGCCATCATCAAGCCTAAGGCGTAAATCATATGGTATTGACCTCGGGAGTGCATGAGGCGCTCCCCTGGTCCTTACCTATTATAAATAAACACTAATAATCATGGGTTACAGGAAAATTTATCAATCACTCCATTACAAAGATCTCGACACGTATGTCGTTGTGAATGGACAAAAAGTACTGATCCAGTTCCGCGGAGGTAGTTTGCAACCGAAAGTAAACGGAAAATTCACCACCACCGACCAGGATCTTGTCAAAGCCATGGACTCAGACAGCGGTCTTAATACGAGTTTCAAGTGCATCTACTCTGAGAAGATAGCAGAGGAGAAGCCACGCTACACAGCGGAAGATGAAGCTACTCTGGATGCTCCGGAAGAAAAGCCCGAAGAGACCAAGAACGAGTTTACCAAGGTCCCGGGGATAAAAACCATTCAGGCCGCAAGGACCTACATAGTGGAAAACTTTGGGATCCCGGCCTCTAAGATGCTTAACGGAGTTGCCGTTAAGGAGTATGCCGCAGAGAAGAAAATAGTCTTTGTTGACTTACCGTAAGCAATGGATAAAGGGGGTTTAGCCAACAGGGTAAAAGTCAAACTGGACGAGTTCACTCCCGAGGGAGTGGGCTTGCCCTTTGACGAATACATAGGCCCTCTCCTGGACGAGAGTGCAAGGGATCTTGTATTGCAGGGTCCTTTGCACTTATTGTCACCGACCTCCATTCCTCTTACATCTGTCGCGTATGCAGACGGTAAAGCATACATACCCGTCCCAGCGGATTGGGTGCGCCTCTATGAGCTGAAATACCCTTTATGGAAGAAACCTGTTCGAGAGGCCATATCAAAAGAGAATCCTGAGTATAAGCTGCAGGAAAACGAATATCTCCGGTCCGGCTATGGAAGGCCGAGTGTAGCGGTGGTCACTACCGTAATAGGTGGTGGCGCTGTCACACGATACCTGGAGTGCGGACGGGTGGATGATCCCGGTGCAACTCCCTTAACTCCCGTGGCCCTCTACGTTGCCGAAACTAAGCCTGAAGATCTTAATGACCAGCTTGTTGATGCACTCACTTGGAATGCGACCGCAAAAGTGCTATCAGTTATGGGTATGCAGGACAAAGCGCGCGCGGCTATGGAGCAGTATGTTATTGCCTTGAAGTCACTTATGCTATGAAAATATCCGGCATATATAGAATTGAATCATTAACAAAGCCCGAAAGAGTTTACGTTGGGAGCTCTGTAAACATTAAGACAAGATGGAGGAAGCATTTACGTGAATTGCGATCTAATAATCACGTTAACCAGATACTCCAAAACCATTTCAATAAATACGGAGAAACGGATTTTGTCTTTGTAATTGTGGAACTATGCTTCCCGGAGTTTCTTACAGCAAGGGAACAATATTATATAAACAAAGAGAAGCCACATTTCAATATTTGCGGAATTGCCGGGACTACTTTAGGATTTAACCATTCAGAAGAAGCAAAAAAGAAAATAGGCAAGGCGTCAGAAGGAAATAAAAATATGGCGGGTAAACACCATTCCGAAGAATCAAAGAGAAAAATTAGCGAGGCCTTGAAAGGCAAACGCATCTCCGAAGAGACAAGGGAAAAATTAAGTGTAGCCAAAAAAGGTAAAGCTTGCAAAGGACACCCTCATACCGAGGAAACCAAAAAGAGAATAAGTGAAAGCCGAAAAAACAGACCTCCTATTTCAGAAGAGACTCGTAAAAAAATGAGTGAAGCACGTAATGGCAAGGCCCCTTGGAATAAAGGAAAGAAGGGACTTCAGATAGCGTGGAATAAAGGACTTAAAAGGTCAAACGGCACAAGTGAAAAAAAATTACGAGCAGCATAAAAAGCTGTTCCGGTAAATAAACATGATAATTAACTAATAGTACTAACACTTAAAAAACTACGGATATGATGTTTGGACAAATATTTCGGATAGTAATGGCTCACCCGAAGCTCTTTTTAAAGTCTCGTTTCTACGGGACCGAACAGGAACTTGGAGTCAATGCCTTACAGTTTACTCACGGAGGGGTTCCCTTCTCGAATGTAAAAACCGTCAAACTAACCATCGGCGGCGTCGGTGTCGCAGGATGCGACAAAAACTTTGCTACGGCAGCCAACACCTCAGAGCAGGTCATTGACATGGGATCTATCGTCCCGGCTCTTGCCAGGGTGCTCGATGTCAAATCACATACCCCGGTTGCCTTCAACTCAAAAGCAGTGGCATCAGCACTGGTTTCATTAACTTCTAATGTGGCTACAATAACCACAGGAGCAGTTCATGGACTCGTAACCGGAAATACTGTTACTCTTGCAGGATTTACCGAGGCTGATCTTAACGGATCATTTACTGCCACGGTTACCAGTACTACCGAATTTACGGTGCCTCTTACTCATGCAGACATAGAGGAGGTAGCGGACACAGGTGGAACGGTCACTCCTACCGTTACTCTTGTTGCCGAGGCTGGTAACTCATCCAGCGGACATGAGTTCGTAGGGAGCACGACCATCAAGGCTGCCGCTGCAATTACCTGTATGGCTGCAGACCATTCTATGACGGTTGCCCCGGCTGCTGCTGCAAGCAAGGTCTATGTGGCTGTCACGCCTAACGTTTTCTGGGCGAACCTTACAAGTGGGTACGTTGACTACTATATCACGTACATAGAGGCCGTTTAAATACGCAGCCATGGCCGTATTTGCAGGGAGTACCCCAAAATATCTGCTGCGCATCCGGAATGAGGCAGGGACTCAGCTCGATCCCTCAAACCTCGCTCAGGTGACGGAGGTAAAGGTGTTCATATATAACGCCATTACTGGTGCTTATGTTGCCCGGTTCATTCTGAATGCCAGTACCCTACCAGCGGGATTTACAGTTTTAAGTACCAAGGACCTGGGTGATGGAGACATCCGGGTCCTGATGGTACTCACGGCTGTCATGACCACCGCGGCTGAAGGCAATCGGAATGAAATTCAGGTCAATGTCGAGATGCCGGATGCCGAGGTTCCTTCCGGGACAAAGGTGCTGATATTGAAGGGGAAATTCCACGAAGTTCTGCCAGCTAAAACGTAATCCATGGACGACTCCAGGATAGATATAAACCTTGCCGATAGCCCTGGACTATTCATTCAGGAGCTTGATGATAACATCGGTATTGATGTGGTCTTTGATGATCATATCGAGGTTGATATCTTTGCCACGGAGCGTCTTGCCGATCACGGAGGGCTGCAGGGCCTCACCGATGATGACCATACTCAATACTACAATCAGGCCCGGGGAGATGCCAGGTACGAGAGGTACCTTGGCCTCCCTGCGGCTAATGATTATGTTCTCTATGGCCGAACTGACGGCACCCGTTATTGGGGAGTGCCAACGGGAGAAGGAGGTACGGGCTCCGTATATCATAATCTTCTGCTCGGGATCCAGGGAGGCGCGACCGATGACTATTACCATCTCCCGGCCAACCTCTACAATGCCTTTGAGTATGTTCCCAACGGAGGCAATCCCTATCTGAGGGTTAAGCTGCCGATAGCCTGTGACGGAGATGTTCAGGCATTTTCTGATACGGGCTGGCTGCCTCCGGATATATGGGCTGCCATGCCTTATGCTACAAACAGCTCTATAGGTGGGATACAGTTTACAACCGCGAGCCCCGCGGCCAAGTACCTCAGAGAAGATGGAGCTTGGGTAGTGCCTCCGGTTGGCAGTGGTAGCGGAATGGTTTACCCGGGAGAGGGTATTGCCCGGTCCACCGGTGCAGCCTGGGCCGCCTCGCTCACAGATAACTCAGTCGGGTGGAATGCTGCCTCAGTATGGGTAGCCGCCAACGGAGCCAACGCTGTGACAGCCTACGGATGGGGCAACCATGCGAGCGCCGGCTATCTCACGGCTATCAATAAGGCCCTGGTAGAAGCGGTGCTCACCGGATCCATTACCAGCCATAACCATCCAACGGTGAATACAGCAAACTACTCCATCGTTCAGGAGAGTGGCAAGCTGGTGATAAAATACGGGGCAACAGCAATAGCGAGCTTCAGTTCGGCAGGGCTATTGACTGTGGCTGATGATGTAGAAGCCTTTGGAACACCTTGACCATGGGAGCGAAAAGACTATATACAACATTTTGGCAGCCTTCAGATTTGAAGTTAGATGCCTCGTTCCCGCTGCCGGCGAATATTTCTACCGGCACAGGGTACCTGGACTGCATCAATATGAATCTGGCTCTTCTTCGTCAGGTATTGGTATCTGCCTCAAATAAGGTGCATGAGTCTGCGGTTATTGAGGGCACCTTTGTTGCCGGAGGAGAGAACGGCAAGGTCAACGCCTGGGCCCGATACAAGCCCGGGACAACGGCCTATGATACACAACTGCCGGCCAACTGTTATGATAACCCCACCTTTGTTTACAACGCTCCAACTGTATCCTCTGCAAGGATAGGGGATTTTGCCGGCTATAATCACTTGGAGGCAACCCGGCCCGTCTATTGGGGTAGTCCTCATCAAAGCGAGGAATATGTATTCTATGGTCCTTTGGAGATTAAGGGAGGCCTGCAGAGAGGCAAGCTCGGCCCTCTGCTTGGGAGTGGTCCGGAGGACGAGGCTTTTTGGAGCCGGGTCAAGGTGCAGGCATGGCTCAAGGTCAATGACGGAGCCTACTCACTTATTGAAACCAGCGACTATGTTGATTTGAGCGAGCCTACCGGGGAAGATGCAACAGTCCTCTTCACCATGGGAGATCACAGCGAGACCATAGGTAATAACTACACTCTCTGCCTGCGGCCGGTTTATATGGATACCGATGACGTTACTCCACTGGCCGTCTGCGAGGGAGGTGTAGAGATACTTACCTACCGCAAGTGGGGATCGGCTCAGGATATAGCCGATGCTCTTTCAGTCACCCTCAACGATGTTGACACCCAGGAACCCGTTGGAGGCAACCCGACTACGTTCACCTACGACTTTGACCTGAATAACATCTCTGCCGGTGCCATGAGCATGGCCGTCAGACTCAGGGCAGAGGATAACGATGCCTGGTTCAATCAGACATACCTTCTTACCTCAGAGGTCACGATCCCGGCCAGCGGCTCGCAGAACTTTGTGGACAGTACCGGCGTGAATCTGCCGGCTACCTTATACGATGGCACCTTCAAGCTGACCGTGGAGATCTCAGTGGACGGAGCAGTGACCTGGATTGATGTAGATGACCTTGGAACAGCATTACAACATTGGCAATCATTACCATAATGAAAGTGAACTTCAATACACTCATGCTCTCCTACAGGGGAGAACCGATGAAGGACGAGAAGAACGAGGCGGTATATGCCAAAACCGTCATCTGTGATGTGCTCTCGGCAATCAACCAGGCACCGGTAGATGAGAAGATGGAGATGGCAAAACTTGTCGCTGCTATCTGGCAGTCGGTAGGAGAAATAGAGGTCAGCCCCAAACAGGTTGAGCTCATAAGGAAATATTGCAAGGGGCTCCCGGTGAACCTCTTTGCACAGATTTATAAACTGCTTGAACAATAAAATACACATATACCATGAAAATGCGCATAGATAACAACGGAAACCCGGTACCGGTACTTGCAATCGGAGCAAAGGGTGTCTATATAGATGGCACATCAGCAACGGCTAAGTCCGCTGCCCTGGCAGCTGGTATTTACCGCATCTGTCCTCCGGAGGCTACGGCAGACGGGGTGAACTATACGGCCGGTGCAGATAGTATTGCAGCTCCACTTGAGGCCGAGGCAACAGACACATACCTGGCTGTGGGAGCCATTGAATCAATCTATGTTCCCGATGGTCATAAGATAGCCGTATTAGGTGGTAAACTGAGTATCACTCTGCTGGATTAATGAGACTGATCAACAACATAGGGCGCACTCTCAACCGGCTCGGATCTAACTTCGGCAAGCCGACTGGACTACCGTCTGCCTTGCGTGATAAGTTCCTGTTCATCTGGACCGGCAAGTATGACGGGGATAATCTGCTTTCAGACCTGGATGCTGAGGTGATCACGGTAACGGATAAGGATTGGATCACCAGGTTCATCCCTCCGACTACCGCGGCCACTTTTGCGGTCCCGGATGATGCCACGTTCCTTGCAGCTGACGGTGATGATGACTTCTGGTTTAATGCCGGGGGTGATCTTCAGGAAAAGACCCATGCGAATCTCATTTCCAGCACAACCGAGAGGTCCTTTGTTAAGTATGCGGACACCGAGCCTCATAACGTGATAGGCATAGGCATCCTCAAGACGGGTGAAGTGCTGAGTGCCGGGGAGATAATCAAGGTGAACCGGTACTTCCGTCTGTGGGCTGAGTATTGGGGTGAGCTGATGGATAGCGGGTACATGAAAGACAACAGGATAGGTAACGAATAAACTCAAGACAATGAAGAAGATAATAATCATTCTGATAGCGGTTATGCTGATGGGACTGGCCGGTTGTATCGGGACAAAAATATATCTCGGCAAGGAGCAGTCCATCACAAAGGACCTGGAGCTTCTGGATGAGGGACCAATAGCCAGGGCAATAGATCCGACTACCGTTCCTGCCGGAGGTACCTGGGGCACGGTCCGCGGGATCCTGAACACTAACTTCAGTAATATCAACGGGACCCTGGACTCGGTGGAGGTCACGCTGGCGGAGTTTGCCGATAGCATCACGAACTATTCAGCGGATATTGCACTGCGAACTCTCATCGGTGATGTACGAGATGAAATTGCGGATAGTCTCAACGTCTTGCGTCCATCTGTGCTTTTTAAATCCGATAGTACACTTTATGCTACTCAAAGCGATCTTGCAGCTATTGAAACCGGGGCAGTTGATAGTGCTGTTTATGCCACAAGAAATTATGTCGGGATAACCTTTGCTCCAATAGCAAACCCGGTATTTACCGGAATACAGAAGGTAAGTACGACTGATACTCTTGCAACAATGGCATATGCCCGTCAGTATGGAGGAACCGGAACGGTCACAATATCTGATGTGCAGGATGAGATTGCTGATAGCTTGAATGTCCTTAGACCTCTTACCCTTGTTGGTGATGCAACTGCCGGTCCGTTTTTTGATGGAAGTTCTGATGGTGGTCAATTACTCTATTTCTACGGAGACAATGGGTTCTATACGGCCCTCCAGGGAGGAGCGCCAACGGCAAATAGGAGTTACAGACTTCCTATAGCAGCACTTCCGTCCGCTGGCACTACAAGTTTATTGAATATTGATGAGAATGGTAACATGGGATTTGTTGCTTCGGCTACATTCAACGCGGCAACAGTTACCGGGTTTACTCCTGCAAGTGGTTCTTTAACTTTGAGTGGAGCAGATGCGTTAACTTTTACTACAACAGCTACTACAGGTGTAACCCTGCCAACTTCAGGCACATTAGCTACAATAGAGAACATTAATGACAGTCTTGACGCAAGGATAGGAGGGGGCGTAGAGCTCTCGGATGTAGCTATAATGATTGCAGACAGTACCGGAAACGCTGTAGGTAATTATGTCACACGAAAGGCCCTTATTGACAGCCTTGCGGCTAATCCGGCGGGGTTATCTTCTGGGGCCGTTGCTACAATGATTAATGACAGCATACAGGCACGACTTGACGTGGCTGTTGACGGGGTTAGACTTGCCGATTCTGTGAACTACGTCAATGGTTATATGTCGAGATATGATGGAGTGACTGGATTAGCTACAAAGATTAATGTTGCCGATAGTACAGGTAATGCCCCAGGGAACTATGTCACACGAAAAGCATTAGTTGACAGCCTTAATGCAATAGCCGGAGGATTGGTGATTGGCGATGTCCGTGACGAGATAGCCGACAGCTTAAACGCTCTGCGACCAAGCATACTTACCGAGGCAGACCTACGAAAGTATGACAGCGACACTACAACCCTCTTTGTCTTCGGTGCTGGCAGCGGAGGGGCAGAGGCAGACACAGCCTTATTTACGGCAAGCAATATCTATGGGTCTTTCTACAATGCGGGGTCGGATACTTTGGTGGTGACATCGCTTCGGGCGGTGATGATAGCAGGGACAACGCCATTAGGAACAGATACTCTCTCAATACAGATATATTGGAACGACACGATAAACGTGACTACTGGCAATAGCTTCGTTGTACTGAACACCGACCCTCTCGGCATAAACTCCACGACCACGGGAACGGTTGATTCATCTTTCGATAACTCAGCTATCCCGCCTAACGTGTGGGTGTTCTGTAAGTCGCCCGGGGTAGTGACGGGGCGAAAGCCAAAGGCATTGATTGTGAATATGACCGGGTACAAACGTAACAGAAGTTATTAAGATGAAGAAATATATTATCATTCCGATACTACTCCTCAGCATCATTTGTAACGCTCAGTTCACAAAGGGAGGAGGGCAATTTCTGAAGACGGGGAGCGGTTTTATGTCGGCTCCGGCAATAGTAGAACCTCCCGCTGTCAATATGCTTTCTAATGGCACATTTGATGATGCAACGGATTGGACTTGTAGTAGTGTGGTTTGGACAATAACGGGAGGTAAGGCTAATTATGATAATACCGGAAATTCGAGAATATATCAAGCCTCTGGAGATATGGTTATATCGATAGAGGCGAGTACGGCCTATACCATAACTTTTGATGTAGATATCATTGCTGGTGCTCCACCCGAACTTACCCTGCAATTTTGTTCTTCAAACGCATTAATTGTGTATGCGGCCTATGCAAATTTTACCGAAGGAGCCATGAGCGCAAGTTTTACTACACCAAGCGATATAGGCGATGGGGGATTGGGTATAAGGGCAGCAGTAGGTGGAGCCACCGCCACTATAGATAATCTTGTATTAACCGAAGATTAAAATGAAAAAAACACTTTATATAATACTGTTCTTGCTGGTTTCTATTAATCTTTATTCACAAAGCGTTTATTTCGTTCAAGATACAGCATACAATGCGAATGCGTCGGACAGTAACGCCGGTACGGATATTGACTATCCTTGGGCAACCTGGCAAAAAGCGTTAGTGACAGCACAAGCCGGAGATACAGTTTATTTTAGAGGTGGTGTATGGTATCCCGAAGCCAGGATAAAGAAAGACCCTGACAATACTCAGTTGTATGGTGCAAGCGGCTACAACGGAACGTATGACGCTCCTATAGTCTACATGGCTTACCCTCCCGATGTGGCCGAAGGAGATATACCAATATTAGATTGCATTAATCATACTACTCTTAGTTCTTTTGATCAGGGTATGCAGTTTTTTGGGACATACCAAAAGCTGATTGGCCCAATGGAAATTCGTCATGTTAAAGAGAAGGTATATAATCAAGAAATAAGGGGTATTGAATTTGGCAACGGTAGCTTGGGAGGAAATGTCTGGCTTGAAAGAATTGTATCTCATGATCATGGTGGTTATGGTTTTTTAATGAATGGGTTTGATACTTTATATATTACCAACTGTGACGCATATAATTGCGTGGATAGTATTTCAGATCATCCGGGGAATAGGTCAGATGGATTCGGAGGTGGTAGTGGAGGTACGGCAGTTGATACTTTTAAGGTGGCTTATTTTACGGGATGCAGATCATGGCATAATTCAGATAACGCCTTTGATCTTGCTGCTGGTTTCCAATTATATGTTGAAGACTGTTGGGCATGGAGTTGTGGTTATCTTGAGGAAGGTGCTGGAGGTCATTTTAAATTTGCGGGTAGTGCAGTAAGAGATATGACAAAGCGGGTTGTTAAAAACACTATATCAGCATTTGCGACAGGAGCGGGATATGTAACAGAAAATCTTTATTATCCTAATTACGGGCCAGTAATGTCATTTTATAATAACACTTCTTATAAAGACCAAATAGCATTCCAAGATGCTAATGAATGTGATGATGATCCTGATTGGGGGTGGACGCAGAGTTTAACAACCGGAAGATGTGTTTTTAGAAATAATATTGCCTACCAAACAAGGGGTAATAACGGCTTTAATGTATATGGTGCAACATTTGCTGCATGGTGTTATCAATACCCACAACACATAACACAAGATCATAATAACTGGGAACAGTTTGGGGACTATTATGCAACGCAGGTAAATGCAGATTACACCATTACTGACGATGACTTTACTTCAGTAGATTCTGTAACTATAGTTACACAGTTATCTGCTCCAAGAAAAGATGACGGTTCTCTTCCTGACATAACTGTATTAAAATTAGCGCCTGGCAGTGATCTTATTGACGGTGGTGTTAATGTAGGACTACCTTATTCTGGTACTGCACCCGACCTGGGATATTCTGAATTTGCTCCAATAATAGCCGATCATACGGTTGTAGATCGGTTTGATGACATACCTCAATATTACATTGATAAAGTAAAAGAAATGAGATTTGTCATTGCAGGCGAATCACACGCCTTGGGCTATGGCAGAGGATTGGAGAGATTAGAGGTTGACTATCCTCAGTTTGTTGTTAATTACCAATATAATCCAGGATCGCCTGAGGCTTATACAACATCACGTTTAAGAGCCGATCTATATACCTGGGGAGATGTAACCCATGCAACAGGTTGGATATGGGGTTACGGAGAAGAAGACTGGTTTACATCGGCGGCTGCTATAGCACAGACAAAGGTAGGCTTATCTTATACTAATAATACAGTTTATGAACCATATGCATTCGGATTCGGATGGTGTTATGATGGTGCAATAATAGATGCTACTGATTATATAGAGGCTACTAAAGAATACATTGACTATTGTGCAGATAGTATTGATACTAAGATTTACTATACTACAGGCCCAGTTGATTTGATGTACGATGAAATAGGCTACAATAAATATCTCATGTATGAACAAATACGAGATTCTGTATCTGCCGATCCAAGCAGAATGTTGTTCGATTTTGCTGACATATTATACTATGATGACAGCGGTGATTATAGCACGGAACCATACACCGTTACATGGGATGGTCATACATACCCCGTTGGAACGCCAACTAATGTAGAGGATGATTTTGGTGCGCATATGTCTTGGGAGGCCGCCGTCAGGCTTGCAAAAGGCGTTTGGTGGATGCTGGCAAGGATGGCCGGATGGGATGGATTATCGGTATCTGCACCATCAGAAAGCGATGCCACCGACATAACCGCCTTTTCCTTTACCGAGCAGACGGGAGCAGCAACCATCAACACCACCAACCACACGATAAGCATAGAGGTAGCCTACGGGACAAGCCTGACATCTCTCAGCCCCTCGATAACCGTATCCTACGGGGCATCTATTGACCCTCCCGGTGGCACGGCAAGGAACTTCACCTCTCCGGTTACCTACACGGTGATGGCAGAAGATGGGACGACCACACAGGTATGGACGGTGACGGTGACGGTTGAGGACTTGCCAATAGGACATGCAGCTAAGACAGGCAACAGGATAATGCTTCACAACGGAGAACCGGTAAGACTATGAGCCTTCTGGGATAAGATAACAATAAAGGTCAACCTGGTATCGGTGATAAAGCTGGTGCGATGGTGGAAGAAAAGACGGAGGAAAGAATAATGAACGATTTGATATTACACTTCGGATTCGGGGCGCTGATAACAGCGGCGATCCTCTTGATATTCAGCAAACCGACTGCCGGACGCAGACCTGATTGGTTGGTAGTGCTGGCCGTTGGTGCCTCTCTCACCCTTGGTGGCATAAAAGAGGCCGGGGATCTATGGCTCGGATGGGGTACTCCGGAGGTGGCAGATCTCACGTTAACCTGGTCGGGAGGGATAGTGGCCCTTGCGGTCATTGCCATGGTTGATTGGATCATTTATGTAATATGCTTTAACCGTAATAAACGATGAAAAAGATTCTCATATCTACAATACTTGTTTTGGCAATAGTCATCAATAGCTGTGCGCCAAAGAAGATGATGACGAGCGCCAGGGCGTTTGATACATCGCCCTTGGACTCCATAAATGTCGGGGCGTACAACAATGATCCGTCAGCGGATAAACTTCGTACCTCCTTTATCAAGGCAAACCAGCCGATCAACTTGGCCAATTACCTTGAGCTTTATACCTTCTCTCCAGCTGAGTTCGCAATTCTTCGCGGAGGGCTTATTACTACTGCCGAACTGAATCGTCTTTCAGGAGTGACCTCTAACGTCCAGACACAGCTCAATGCCCGGATAGAGACCGCAGACAGCACCGGGAATGCTGCTGGCAACTATGTCACCAGGAAGGCGCTGCGAGATACCATCGCAAGCGGTGACTATGCCACAAAACAAAACATTAATGATACTATGAGCACTTACCTTGCTACCGCAACGGTAGGTGTTGCTGCCGCGGATTCAAACATCTATGCGGGTTACACCACGCGAACATACGTTGAGTCATTATTAGGCAGCGGATCGGGGTTATCTGCCCAACGACTGGCGTTTATTATAGGCGTGACCACAGGTGCGCCATCGGCTGCTGACTCAATAGTAGTTCATTCGTCCTTTGAAGGTAAGCATATAGATGTTTACCGTAATACTAATACTATAACTGGTGGAGCCAAACAATTTCAACAGTTCACAGCAACAAATATTTATGATGGATTTAGGGTAAAACATGATACCATTACTGTTAATCCAGTATGGGTTGCCGGCGAACAAGTAATGATAGACATTATTGAACCTATTTTATGGAGCTACCTGTCACTTGAGGGGGAGGAGTCAGCTTTGCTTGACAGTTTGAATGGTTATTGGAAGTTCGATGAAGCATCGGGTACTGCGGTGGTTGATGCTACCGGCACACAGAACGGAACAACTAACGCCACGGCTGGGGTTGCTGGTAAACTTGGATTGGCACGAGACTTTGATGCAGCAAATGATGTGGTTAATATAGCCTACAACGCCAATACGGTTCCGAGTGGTGCTGATTTCTCAGTAGCCATGTGGTTTAAGATGGATAGCTTACCTTCAGTGATGGCGCAGAGTAACTACCTGTTCCAACAGAACAGAGGCTCAAGCCCATATAGCGCTCATTATTTATATATAAATAGTGCTGACGATAAGTTAAAGGGAGTGACAAGGAATACGGACGGAACATCTTATGAAGTGCTTTCCTCGGGGGCGTTATCAGTAGATACGTGGTATCATGTGGTATTCGTAAATAGAGGTGACGGACAGACCTTGCAGATGTATCTTAACGGAACAGATGTATCTGCATCAGCAGGAACATTTAGTGGAACTTTAATGGAAAGCGCATCAACTACTTGCTTTGGTAATTCTTATAGTGGAGCAGGAAGTTATTTTGAAGGAATAATTGACTCTCCCGGGATATGGAACAGGGCATTAACATCGGGCGAGGTAACAACCTTATATAATTCAGGCAACGGGAATACCCATCCATTTAATTGATATGAGAAAATATCTAACTATATTATTGATTTTACTGCCGCTTCTCCTGAATGCGGGGACATACTACGTGGCTACAACGGGAAGTGATGCGGCGGCAGGGTCGCTTGCCGCTCCGTGGGCAACGTGGCAAAAGGGATTCTCTACAATTATTGCTGGTGATACATTATATATAAGAGGTGGCACATATCAACCGATAGGAACGTCTATTGGAACTATTTTTACAACCGAATGGTGGGGGTGTGTGGGACTGTATAACCACAACGGCACGGCACTGAACAGAATAGTAGTGATGAATTATCCGGGGGAGATACCGATCCTTGACGGTGTGAATAATACCGCAGCAAATAACGGACGGGGCGGTTCACGCTTTGGAATAGTGATGCGCCACTGTGACTACTGGACATTTAAGGGCTTAAATGTAACGGGCGTGGTTCAGCTTACAGGAGAATTAGGGGTTGCCGGATTTAGGATGCAAGAAAATTCAGACCATAACGAAATAATCGAATGTAATGTTTATGGTATGGGAGGTTCGGGTATTTCTCTCATGTATGACTGCACGGATAATTTGATATACAACTGTGACGTATATGATAATGAAGACCCGCTAAGTACGCCAACCCCGGGAAATAACTCTGACGGGATAGAGATAGCAGACATAACCGACACAGCTATGGTCAATACCATTAGAGGCGTAAGGATGTGGGGGAACTCTGACGACGGAGTGGATTTAATGCGTAATGAGGGTAAGGTAATTATTGATAGCTGTTGGGCTTTTTATAATGGTCTTCTCGCCGGGAAGGTTGCAAACGGGTTTAAGTTAGGTTGGGCAGAAGACCCTCCGGTGATTGAATACAATCGTGTCGTCACAAATTGTATGGCAGCATATAACACCAGCACGGGGTTTAACGCAAATAACTGTATGCAGAAGATGCAGATATACAATAACCTGTCAATAGGAAATGATAATGATGGTTTCTGGTGGTATATTTTTGGAGCAAGGGGTGGGGCATCAATATTCAGAAATAACATATCAATCTTAAATGACGGGTATCAGTACTCTTATATTTATCTTGATACTTATACTTTCGATCATAATAATTGGGATGCACTCTACGATCAGACGGGGCCCGTGGCAAGCGTTGAGGACTTTGTAACGTTGGATACGTTAGGCTTGCGGTATTCGAGAAAAGCCAATGGCAGTCTCCCTGATATAAATTTTGCCAAGCTAAGGTCAACATCAGATTTAATTGATGCGGGAATAGATGTTGAGATCGCATACACCGGGATATATCCCGATTTAGGGCTATTTGAATATGTTGTCGAGGAGATAGATGAAGAGGATTTCCCGAGGGTTACAGCGATAGGCACGGGTACGGGCAATAACTTATTAGTTGATAAAAACGGAAGAGTAATAATCATACAATAATTGATACAGCCATGCCGCCTACGAGAACAACCGTCCACACCTGCAATAAAACAAATGAGATTCATGCTCTGGCTAAGAAGGTGGACAAGTTGGATCAGGATTACAACGGCAGCGGGACTGAACCTGGCATGAAGGGACAACTGGCCACCCTGATCGGTTTGGTAACACCTATGAGTCAGGATGTCAAGATGTCTAAAGAGTTTATTCTGAATTATAAGGAGAGGGAGAGAGTATTAAAGGAACAGGCCGATAAGAAGAGAGCCGAAGAGGATAAGCGGAACCGGAGCGTTAATAAGTGGGTGAATATTGCAATTGCTGTTATAGCTTTTAGTGCATTCATCTTGTCTGCCTTCGCGCTCAAGGGTTGTGCACCATTATAACATCACTACCATGGAGTTCATAAACAGCTGGAAGTCGAAAAAGAAACAGGGTGACAAGATCGCCATCAAGGTAAGGATAGGCAAGTTTACCCTCTTCGATCTGTACTATGACCATGCCAAACGCCAGTTTGGAATCATATTGTTTAACCTGGGAGCCAGAACGTCACTCCCGAAAAAGTGTGAAAGCAATGAAAACTATAAAGGTTCTACTTATGAAGATAGCCGCTTTCTTTAAGAGGATTTTCACTCCGGCACCGGAGCAGCCATTTGTTTACGGGATGTATTGCTGTCTGTCCTTTGCCATCAATAAGTACACCCAGAGCCCTCTGAGGGGTTGCCTTAACGATCAGAAAAGGATTGTAGCCAGGATAAAGCAGTTCTGGTCACAGTTTGTGTTCCGGTTGTTTCAGGACTCCGATGCTACTTGGCAGAAGTTCGAGGCCGAGATCCTGAAAGCTTTTGAAAACATGCCTACCGGATGGCTGATAATTCACTACTCGGGGCATGGGACCTACAAACGTAATCCCCGGGAGATAGACGGGTTCAGCGAGGCATTCTATTTCCATAACGGCTCTTATGCCGACTACCAGCTCTATGAACTTATGAAGAAGAAGCCGGCAGGACTGAAGGTGGTCTTTATTCTCGACTGCTGCTTCTCTACCGGTATCACTGTCCCAAGGGTCAAGTATAATCCACACTACAAGCAGGCCCGTTTCCTTGTCTCTGAGCCGATGCCGGAGAACTTCAATGTATCCAAGAGAGCAATCATCGAAGAAGATATTGACTGGATTGTATTCGCTGCCTGTGGTGAACGGGAGACAGCGGCAGATGCTTACATCAATGGGGATTATACAGGAGCATTCTCATGGTACTTTTCTCAGATCATGCGACCGGGGATCTTCTTTGCCAATTGGCAAAAAGAAGTTGATAAGTACCTTCCGTCAACTGATTATAAGCAGTCCCCTTCGCTTACGGGAAGCAATGAGCTTATGCACCAGCTTCCATTTGAGATACCGGCAGTATAATATTTTTTTGCACACAATACGACAGAAACGCAGTACATTACAACAAAAGTGATAACTTTGATACGCTAAAACATTAATGTTTAACTAAATCCAACAAAATGAAACAAAGTAAGTTTTTAAATCTGAATTGGGCTGACCTGGGAAAGGGACTGCTCATTGCATTCCTTACTGCCCTGCTGGGCGGCATACTTGAACTTCTACAGGCCGGTGAACTACCGACTACATGGGTAGCGTTTCAGCCTATCCTTGAGGTTTCTCTTTCGGCAGCGGTGGCATATTTGCTCAAGAACATGTTTACAAACAGTGAAGGCCAGCTAATGAAGGGAGAGCTCTCCGCACAGAGAAAGCGAGCCTCAAGGATGGGAAGGGTCATGCCTCTGCTTATCCTGTTATGCTTATTGAGTTTCGGAGTCAATGCACAGGGGTTTGTAAAAGATGTAACGCCCGAGAGAATCGCCAAGAAACAGGCGGTCAGAGAACGGAGTACGGACACCTTAGTGTATAACGACCAGCATGCTTATTTTCTCAGGGGAGGACTTACGGCTGGGTATAAAAAGCTCTATTATTCCTCTACCGAAAAGAAGATTCTTGGCAACGATTATGAGAGACCAGGCGTAGGACTTGAATACGCAAAGTACACCGTGGTAAATGGAGAGGCTGTGAGTGATATTGGGTTCGGAGGATATCTCATGATTCCGGTTAAGGATGCGGAGAATTACATATCCATTCTCGCTACAGTACAGATATATGACCTCGCACGAAAGTTCAAATTAGACTTTCTACCTCCGGGGCTTAGTATTGGATGCGGCCCGTGTTACGACTTTAATAACGCCATACCACTTATCGAGAGATTTGGCATTGTGCCAACCATTGCGATAAAATTCTGATAACCCGTGAAGATCACCGCAGTTATAGGACGAAGATATGAGGCCGCCCAGACCCCTGGGGGCCTCTTCGTCTTTGACCAGGATCAGGTGATCCTCGATGTATTGACCTTGGAGCTCCCATGGTTGGACAACGAGAGGGAGATCAGCTGTATTCCGGCCGGCACCTATAAGTGCGAGCGATTAAACCATCCCAGGTTTGGGCATTGCTGGTGGGTTAAAGATGTGCCCGGCAGAAGTGAGATTTTGTTCCACTCTGGAAATTATGCAAGTGAACGTGCAATAAAGATGATAAGCCTATCGAGTTTCTTGCACTTCATTAAAAGACTATTCAACTATCACTGGAACGGGATCCCGATGGAACCGCTCAGCAACCCGCGTAAGGTGGATACTGAAGGCTGCATCATGCCTGGGCTTCAGTTCGTAGATATAAATAAAGATGGTATTCTCGACATTGCAGACTCACAAAAAGCCATGAAACAGTTAAGAGCTGTCCTACCAGATCGATTTAACCTTGTAATACTTTAAGCCATGATACTCCTGTTCAACACCTCCGCGCACACATATGTGAACATCGCAGACTATTTGGAGAGCATTGAGATCTCTGACGGGGTAAACTACCGGCTGTTGCTGCTCTTCAATCTCGATGACATCTTCACGGACACCAAAAAGAGAACCGCATGGAGAGCCCGGAACGCCAGGGACGAGCAGGGCAAGCCCATGGTTGACAAGTTGGTCCTCACCGATGATGACCGGTCCATGTTTGACGACCTTATCAAGAAGATATCAGCAGAGGCCTTCCGCAAGGCAAGCGCCTGGGCCAAGGGGATCCCGGGAGCATACCGGCACAATGTCAAGTTTGGGGATCCGCAAGCCTCCGGCACCATCGTCAGCGGAGTAACCGCGTCCCTGTTTACCACCCCGGCTCAGGTACTTACCACCAACGAGCTCGCCGGCATGAAGTTTGTCATCACCTCCCCGGGACTTTCGATGAACCAGGAGAGGACCATCGTGAGCAATACGGCAGATACCATCGTTGTGGACTCAGCCTTTGCAGCTGATGTGACGGGATTGGAGTTTGCCGTGATGACACAGACAGATGACTTTATTATCTTCTACCTGGATATGGCAAACACCTGGGACATCAATCAGCTTATGGCCGCAACAGAGGCTATCAGAGAGGCGCTGGTGACGGGCTTTGTTAAAGAGTGGTATTTGTATAACCGGTACATGGATGATGCCGGCATTGAGGCCGTGGCCTATGCTGAGAGCCTGGAGAACATCAAGTCATTACTGTCACAGAGAAACACCCCCTACCGGAGATCCGGAGAAATCTTTTCTTGAAGTCTGTTTTCATAATATGTTTATTGGTTCTAAATGAGAAAACCCCGCCTGACAAACGGGGTTTTCAACACGCAACGAAATGAGTGACGCTAATCGAGCACATTCTGACACCACAAATATAACTATTTTTGGCAATGGAGAGGCAAAAGTTTTGCACCGTCTTAGATAAAAATCCGGTCTAAATCTCTAACTTGCATGCTCCGATTATAGCTTCCCGGAGGGCTCTGGCGTAAGAGAATTGTTCGAGAATGAAAACCGCAAATCTCTGCAACAATCACAAATATAATTGAATACAGAGATGCGAGAGTATGACTCTTAATCAGCGGGTCCAGGGTTCGAGTCCCTGCAGACCGACCAGGAGACTGACATAAACGCAGTCTCTTTTTTATTGTATCATAGTGAGTTACGGACTTGAGAAAAATACATGCTGCATACATGCCGCCTACTTTGTTTTACTTTGAAAAGCAAAATACACTACATTTGTTAGCGGAATTGTTCGAGAATTAAAATGAGCACACCTGACAAATGGCAAAATTCAAGACCGTTATTCTCGCCTCCGAGAAGAGGCAGGATAAAAAAAGCAATGTTAAGATCCGGGTAACACATAACCGGTACGTCCGTTTTGTTGCTACCGAGTATCATGTACTGGAGAAATACTTTGACCATGACTCCGGGACCATCCTCCCCGGTGGAGGGTTTACAGCCGACCAGGCTGACCGGGCCAACGGCAAGATACAAATGCTCATCGGAGATATGGTGCGAAAGACCGAGGCCCTACGGAACCTCCGCTTTATGGATATGCCATCGCTTATGACCATCCTCCGGGACAAACACCGCGAGCAGGACCTTTACGCCCTGGTTGACGAGAGGATAAGCCGGCATGACGGGGAAGGGAATTTCAACTATGCAAAATGCTTCCGGTCCACCAAGGCCGTATTGAAGGCATACACCAGCGCCAGGGTGGTCCCGTTCACAACTATTGACGCGGAGTGGCTCAAACGATATGAGAGGTGGATGCGCACCCACGGCATCAGAAAAGAGACAAAGGGTATGTCTGCAAATAGCATCGGGGTACACATGCGAAACATCCGGACCGTTTACCGGGAGGCTATGGATATCGGGCTGACTGATCGCGCGGCATACCCCTTCCACCGCTACCGGATCCCCAGGGAAGATACACGCAAGCGAAACCTCACGGCCGAAGAGATGCAGAAGATCATTCACGTTAAGTTGAGCAACCCAACTATGGCCTGGTCTCGGGACATGTTTCTGTTGAGCTTCTATCTTATAGGTATTAACATGCGGGATCTGATGTTCCTAACCTCAGAGAACATTGACGAGGGCAGAGTATATTATAGAAGGAGTAAGGGCAAGCAGGACTACTCTATTAAGATCTTCCCCGTGGCCCAGGCAATCATTGACCGATACCCGGGCCGAAAGTTTATCCTTGACACCATGGAGCGATACACCGACTACCGGACCGCTACCAGGCTGATCAATAAGAAGCTCAAGGCGATTGCCACGGACCTGAAGATCACCAAGCCCGTCACAATCTATTGGGCCCGGCATACCTGGGCTACCGTAGCAATAGGCAAAGAGGTAGGTGCATCAAGGGACGTTATACGTTATGCCTTGGGGCATGGCATTGGTAGCCTGGTAACAGATATTTACATACAATTCGACCTGTCCCAAGTAGATGCGGTAAACCGAAAAGTAATTAAGTTGGTTCAGATGCAGCCTAAACAGCCTCGCGCCGGATCAGTCCCTTCACGCGAAACAAAGCAATGATCTCGTCCCGCCTCATCTCATAGTCCTCAAACCGGGGATTCTCAGCGCCCAGCTTTAACACTCCTTCTGAGGGAGAGCTTTTAATATAGCGGACCGATGGCTCGCTGCTGGTGCATATCATATAAGCCTCTCCGTAGGCAATCGGCTCTCCGGCCTTTACCTCCTTACAGATAACAACATCACCCGACACGATCCGCGGTGCCATGCTATCACCGAACACATCCACGGCCAGCTCGCAATCTGAGTAGCCATGGATACGCATGCGGTCAACTGGCTCTTTATCCTCTTTAACAAGATTTTTGGATGCGCAGAACTCCTTCCTATAATATACAGTCCAGAGGTCGCGGCTCATTATCTCATCCTTATCCAACATCTTCCCCTTACCCAGGATCAGCCATCGGGCAGACACCTCCGGGAACGCTTCAAGAATTAAACTCAGGATCTCAAACGAGGGGTACCTGTCCGGGTGGTTGGCAAGCCTGGTTATGGATGTGTTTGCGGTGAAACCGAGTCTCACCGAGAGGGAGTTTTTGTTGAGCCGATAATAATACATCAGCTCTTTTAGCCGATCAGCAAAGGTGTAGGTGCTCATTTATAAATAGTTAAACAAAATCAAGTCAGGTCAAGGCGTCAATCGTGCCGTATCAAATGTTAAAGAATGTTAAAATATTTGCAAATACAACAAATGTGCAGTATATTTGCTTCAACATCAACGTAAGGCACACGACAAAGTTAAGTAAAATGAGTGGATTGACAATGCAAAACGAGAAAAAACTTACTCCCCGGTTCGGGACCCTGACAATAGATGAACAGCTGGCGGCCTTTATCAATGGGCTTATTGACAAAAAAATAGAGGTGGTAATGGATAACATTTCGCCTCGCTTTGTCACCCGCAGCCAGGCTATGAAGGAGATAGGCCGCAAGGCTTATGAAGAGGGGATCCGCACCGGACTGCTCACCCCAATAGCCAACGCCGGCCGTAATGCCAAGATCCGGATACGCCGGAGGGAGTATGAGATGTATATAGACTCGCTGGCACTTCATCAATAATATAAACTAACACGCAACTGACAAATGAAAAATGACAACAATGGTTGCTCCACCTGCCCCAAGGGCGAAGAGAGATATGAGAGAAATAGCTATTTCCGCAGAGGGAGAACGGAAACTTACTATGAATACGACTACCGCCATACCAGTGGCGCTCTCTTTACCTGTGTTAAACCTTCCCTCGAAGAGTGCAGGGCAGCCAGGGATCGTGCAATAGCAAACGGAACCCTTAGCTGATCAGGCCATGACAACAATTACAATTGGTAGCAGAGTAGAAAGAACCCAACCCGGCGATTATACAGATGGTCGCAGGGGAAATGTGGTTGACCTCGAGGGTGACAGGATAAGAGTCAAATGGGATATGCACCCAAATGGCGTAATGATGGCACACCCTATTCGTACATGGGTGAATATTAAGAGGCTGGTTAAGATAGGTCACTAAACACAACTGACAAATGACCGCAACAGTAAAGTACAACATCGGCACCTACGAGGGAACCATGACTGTGGGGTGCAAGCCTGAAGATACACCCGAGATCATCATATCCAAGGCCGCTGTAATCATGGGAATGGCCACCTATCCATTCTCTATCAGCCGGTGGACCCACAACTGGAGAGTAATATCAAGAACTGACAATAACAACTAACACACAACTGACATGAGCACAATTACAACGATTCAGGAAGCCATTGAAGAAAGGGCAAAGATAAAACTTGACCGCGATATTGATAAGTTGACTGAGGCCTACTGGCAGTTTTTGAGGGACCAGGATCTTACCAGTAACATATCCATCAAGATCATGGCAAAAGATGGTACTACATCACACCCCTATATTAGCCAGCTCTTTCAGGCCGAGGCTGTGCTGACTCAGATAAAGGAAAAATATCTGCCGTCATATATCAGAGCCGAGATCTCCGCTATCCTAAACAACCCCAAATAAATGAAACTCACCCAACACGCCCGTAACGAGATCATCAGCTGCATTGTTGTGGCTCTGATCTTCGCCCTAATTGTCTATGCAGGACTTAAACTCGATTGGTGATGGCAGAGCAACGAGAATACGTCCTTTACCGCGAGCTGGCGGCATACCTTCGGCTGCAGTACCCGAAGGTCCGGTTTCACTACGACTATGCTGGACTTGCACACACCAAAGCCCAAGCTGGACAGATGAAGGCCATCCAGCACTCCAAGGGCTTCCCTGATCTGACAATCATCAATCCCAACGGAGGGATCCTCTTCCTGGAACTAAAGGCCGAGGGTAATAATGTTTTCAAGAAGAACGGGGAGCTGATCTCTGACGAGCATGTGACCGAGCAGGCCATGTGGCTGTACGCCCTTAGTAGCGCCGGCTTCTCTGCATATTTCGCTACCGGGTTTGATCAAGCGAAATTTATTATAGACACATTCCTGACAAAGAAACAATGAACTACTTACTACCACTGCAGAAGGATCTCGAGATCCACCGGCAGCTTGTAAACCGTCCAACGGGAAAGTTTGACTATCTGCTATTCCACAAAGGAGAGCACATTGCCACGCGCAAGGATAATCGCGAGATGACCTTTGGCGCTGTCTATGTTGACCGCAACGGGGATATCTACCTTGACAGCCTCCGGGCCAACAAAGCCTCATTCGAGAACTACATCCTCGAGGACAACCGCACATACATTTTACCAGTAATAATTAAATCATAAACGCAATGATCACGGGCATTTATCAGATAAAATCCATGTGTAGGCCGGATAGAATATATATCGGTAGTGCCGTAAATTATGCACATAGGAGAAGGCGTCACCTAAATGCCCTGCGTCAAAACAGACACCACTCGATCAAATTGCAAAGACATTATAATACCTATGGTAAGGATGACTTGAGGTTTACCCTTATTCATTCATGTTCTGTAGAAGAATTAATACAGGCAGAGCAGTTCTTTCTTGACTCTCATAAAACATATTTCAATACATGTAAGATTGCTGGTAGTTTATCCAGAATTGGTATTCCTCATTCTGAAGAGACAAAAAGGAAGATCAAGTTAAACGGCAAAAATCATCTACCAGAATATCGGCTTAAAATGAGCCTTGCACTGAAGGGGAGAATAATTACCGAGGAGACCAAACAAAAAATGAGGGGCAGAAAGGTGTCCGATGAGACACGGATGCGAATGAGTAGGGCTCAAAAGGGACTAAAACGAAAACCGCGCGATCCTAAATTTCGAGAGGCTTTTTCAAGATGTCATATGAAGCCTGTACTTCAATATGACCTACAGATGAACCTTATCCGAGAATGGGATTGTGCAAAAAATGCAATGGCAGTTATTTCTCCGGGCACTACAAATACGGGGATTACCCATTGCATCAGAGGAAGAAAAAAAACCTATAAGGGATATATATGGAGATACGCACCAATAAATAAATAGAATATGAAGACAACGTTAACGAAAATTACCATGAAAAACTTCATGGGTATCAGAGATCTGACAGCCTCATTTGGCAAAAGCACGACAATTCGAGGGGCGAATGCCACCGGAAAGACAACTATTATGAACGCTTTTTTGTGGGTACTTTTTAACAAGAACACAGATGATCGTACAGACTTCAATGTGAAAACCTTGGGACCTGACGGAAAGGCCATACCCTATCTTGATCACGAAGTAGAAATGACTCTTCAGATTGATGATCAGGTATTGGTCCTTCGTAAGGTGCTCTCGGAAAAATGGACCAAAGCTAAAGGCAAGGCAGATGCAGAGTTCTCTGGTAATACTGCAACCTACTATATCAACGGAGTCCCGGTAACCATGCGCGAGTTCAACCTGAAGGTGGAGACCATCTGCCCTCCGAACATCTTCAAGCTGCTCACCAACCCTCTGTACTTCCCATCAATGCCGTGGGAACAACAGCGGTCCAAGCTCTTTGAGATGGCCGGGGAGGTGAGTGATGATGACCTTGCTCTTACCCCTGCCATGAAAGCCATGCTCCAGCACAAGGGAGACAAGTCAGTCGAGTGGTATAACCGTGAGATCACGGCCACCAAGCGCAAGATCAAGGAGGAGCTTGATGCTATCCCTGCCCGTATTGACGAGGTGAACCGCAATACCCCGGACCGGAGTAACTGGTCCGAGATAGAGAAGGAGATCGCATGGAGGGAAGAGAAACTCAAGAAGATCAACGAGGCCCTGGTAGATAAGTCCAAGGCAATGGAGGCCCATGCCGAGAGTATCCGTGGCCTTCAGGAAGAGATCAATAAACGCAAGACGCGCAGGCAGGCAATCGAGTTTGAGGTTGAATACAACGCCTCAAAGGATACCAAGGAGGCCGAGAATGCCGTGCGCCAGGCCGAGGATACCATTGCACTCAAAAAGAGCCGGCAGCAGGGGATAATCATCACCCAGGATGACACGGCCCGGGAGATGGCAAGGCTCACCAAGCAGAGGGAGGAGTTGATAGCCGAATGGAAGGATATCAATGCCGTGCAGTTCTTTATGGACGAGAGCTCAATTATCTGCCCCACATGCAAGAGGCAGCTGGACGATGATGACATCATGGCCAGGCGCAAGGACATGGAGGCCAATTTCAATACCGATAAGGTCAAGCGCCTTGAGATCAACAAAGGCAAGGGCATGGCTGTGGCAGCGGAGATACAGAAGCTCAAGGACCAGCAGTTTGCCAATGAAGGACAGGCCAGCACCCTCTCAGCCGAGATTGATAAGCTCACCGAGCAATTACCCAAGCTCCGGGCAAAGGTCCCGCAGAAGAAGGCTGACCCCACTACATTGCTTGCCTCCCATGAGGAGTACAACAGGGTAGGTGCCGAGATAGCAGACCTGGAGAAGAAGATCGCGGATACCAGCCCTGAAAAAGGAGAGATGCTCCTTGAGTATGAGACCGAGAGCGCACCGCTGAAAAGGGAGATCGAGGAGTTTAAGAGCAAACTCAATGACCGGACCACCATCGAGAAGATGGACCTCCGGCATAAGGAGCTCAAGGCCGATCAGAAGAGGCTCTCCGAGGAGCTCTCTCAGCTCGAAAAGAAGGAGGCGCTGATCCATGACTATAACAAGCTCCGTATTGAGGCCATCGAGCAGAAAGTCAACGGCCGCTTTAAGCTGGTCCGCTTCAAGCTCTTTGACAACCTGATTAACGGGACCGAAACAGAAACATGCGTCCTGACCATTGAAGGAGTGCCCTATCCGGATATTAACCATGCCGGTAAGATTGTGGGAGGTATGGATGTTATCTCCGCATTCAGCGAACACTACAATATGTATCTGCCTGTTTGGACGGACAATGCTGAATCGGCCAACGAATTACCGAAGATGAAATCACAACAGATCAACCTTTATGTAACAACAGATGAGAAACTAATAATCGAGTAACAATGACAAACAACGCACAATCACAGCCGCCGGCTATCCAGCCGACACCGACACAGACGAACATCGCAAGGATGAGGTCCGTGCTGGACAATGTTTCAATCAAGAAACAGTTTGAGAACGCCCTGGGCAAAGAGTCAGCCCCGTTCATTGCATCGGTCATGGAGATCTACTCCAGCGACAGTAAATTGATAGCATGCAACCCCGACCTGGTAGTGAAGGAGGCGCTCAAGGCAGCTATCCTCAAGCTCCCGGTGATTAAGGCCCTGGGACATGCTTACATCGTTCCTTACAACAAGAACGTTAAGAAGGATGACGGCACTTGGGGTAAAGTGGCAATCCCGACATTCATCATCGGATACAAGGGGCTCATACAGCTCGCTATCCGGTCCGGCCAGTATGAAACCATAAATGCAGATGTGGTCTATAAGGGTGAGCTGCAGCTGGTGGATAAGATCTCCGGGGAGATAGCCTTTAAGGGCAATCGCACTTCAGATGATATTGAGGGCTACTTCGCATACTTCAAGCTGCTCAACGGATTCTCCAAAACTCTCTACATGTCTAAGGATAACCTCGAGGCTCATGCCAAGAAGTACTCAAAGACATGGGGATTAAAGGATGGTGTCTGGGAAACCAACCGCGATGAGATGGCTCTTAAAACAGTACTCCGCAACCTACTTACAAAGTGGGGTCTGCTTTCAATAGAGATGATAAGTGTAGTTGCCCAGGACGAGGACTTCAACGAGGACGAGGAGCATAAGAATGAGCCCGGAGGCAACGGCAAGAGTCTCATTGCTACCGATGTTCAGTATGAGGATGTGAACGCTACCCCGAAAGAGGCTGAGGTGAAGGAAGAGGACCCGGGATACTAAGGAGCTATGGAGGGAGTGATGGAAGAGGTTTGGAAGGATATAAATGGAAGTGAGGGGATATACCAGGTCTCTTCCCTTGGTAGGATAAGAAGCTGTGATAGGATAATAGTTGAGCGGCCAACACAAAAAACGCAAAGAGTTAAGGGGAAAATTATTAAAACCGTCCCGGGAACTACTGGCTACTTAATATTTAGCCTGCATAATAAGTATAGGCAAGTATCCGCTCGCGTTCATAGAATAGTTGCCATGACATTCCTTCCTCTGTTAGAAGGTAAAAATCATGTAAACCATAAAAATGGCATAAAAACAGATAATCGCGTTGATAATCTCGAGTGGGTTACCAGGTCTGAAAATGAACTTCATAAGCATAGGGTATTAGGAATTAAGGGCGCCTGTATTGGACGTTTTGGCTCAGATCATCCTCAATCAAGGAAACGAATACAATTAACCCCCGACGATGTTGTCATACGGGAGTGGAATTGCGCTGCAGATATTGAAAGGGAATTAGGATTTTTATCCAGTGGTATAAGTGCTTGCTGTTCGGGCGTTCAAAAAACAGCTTATGGTTATAAATGGAAATTTAAAGAAGAGATGCTATGAAGTGTCACGTTCTCGGGTCTGGAAGCCAACGTAACGGATATGTCTTAACCAACGGTGAAGAGACCCTTATAATAGAGGTTGGTTGTAAATTATTGGAGGTCAAAAAGGTTCTTAATTATAACATGTCCTCCATTGTAGGCGCATTACTGACACATTCACATAACGATCATGCCGGCTACATTGACAGTTATATGAAGGCCGGAATTACAATACTTGCATCGGAGGAGACCCTTGTCGAGAAGAAGGTTACGAAGATGCGGTACATGACCAAATCGGTTGTTCCAGGCAAGGGGTACAAGTTGGGTAACTTCAAGCTCATACCATTCAGCTTAACCCACGATGTACCCTGCCTGGGATACCTGATCGAGCACCCCTCCATTGGCCTTGCTGCTTTCATCACGGACACGGCAGAGTGTGATTACATTTTTCCTCCGCTGAACCATATTTTCATTGAAACTAATTTTTCGGAGGACATCATGGAGCGCAATATTGTCGAGGGCAGACTATCCCCAGCCATGCGCCCGAGACTGAAGAGGTCCCACCTGGAGATCGAGAGTACAAAAGAGATTCTCCGGGCCCAAGATCTCAGTAAGGTAATGAACATTTTACTCATCCATTTATCTGCCGGCAACAGCGACCAGGCCCGGTTCATAGCCGAAGTATCGGCCGTGACCGGTAAGCCTGTGATAGCAGCGGAGAAGGGTGTAACAGTGAACTTTAATCTTAACCCATATTAATATGAAAGATGAATTTTACAGACCAGCAGTTATTGAGTTTGACGTAGCTCTCGATGGGAGCAACGTCCCTGAATCCCTTGGCGAGTTTCCGACAGCGGAAGATGCCGCCAAGTACATAGGTGCAAACCTCATTGTGATCAACCAGGCGGTGACGGTTTCCCGGTACATGGATAACAAGGAGAAGAATGACCTCCGCAGGGAGTACTCAGACATCCTTGAGAACATCCTGCCGGTTCATGCCAAGGATCTCTCCCGGACTGAGAACCAACTGGCCGAGGCAAAGAAGATGCAGAAGGCAGCCGAAGAGCTCTACAACGGAACCGTGACACAGGCCAAGCAGATGGCAGCAGAAGTGAAGCGGGGCCTGGTGGAGATGAGACTTGACGATCTCTTTACCTACCGCGTGACCTACAAGGGCCGGTACTACTACTACACCTATGTTGACAAGCAGCTCAAGCTCTGTATGATCCGGGATATCCCTGAGTTTGAAAAGACTGAGCTCTGGAACTCCATGGCCCAGAATGAGGAGTTTATTGACAAGCTCAGGATAACTGATGTTCAGTTTGAAGGTGAAGGACCCGAGAAAATCGAGTAATAAGGACCTCCCCTGTGGATAGTTCATGTCCAACATGGCAAGCCTCAAGGATAAGATTCCTCCCATGAACTACAGGAGGGTAATAATCGGGCGAAGCCTGTTCAAATCAGGCCAGGGGAGCAAAGAGTAAAACACGAAACGATGAGCCAACAATTCACTATTGATTTCACCCGCGGAGAGGACCTCCGGGATGAGGGCATAGAGAGAGCCATCACCCATGCCGACTATGCCTCTGAGGGCTGGTCTGAGCTCGCCTATGCCTTCCTGAAGAAGTACATAGAGTCTCACAGCATCTTCATGGCAGAGGATGTCCGGCAGGCAGCAAGCGGTATCGTTCCCCTGCCACCGAGCAACCGGGCCTGGGGAGGGATAATGGTCCGGGCAGCACATGAGAACCTGATCTACCGGTGCGGCTTCCGCAATGTAAAGAACGCCCGGGCACACTGCACCCCCGCAGCTCTCTGGGCAGCACAGTCAATTAACGAAAAGGTGGCATAGACATGGCAAAGGACCCCGCATTTCTGTTTTACCCTAAAGACTGGCTATCCGGCACAGCCGAGTATATGCCCGATGAAAAGGGTGTCTATATTGATCTTCTTTGCCATCAGCATCAAAAAGGATCACTGCCATCAGACACCGAGAGGCTTGCCCGGATGGTGGGTCTTTCTTATGAATCGTTCCTGAAAATATGGGAAGTCATTAACGTTCATTTCGAGCAAACGGATAACCAAACGGATAACCGATTGGTTAACCAAAAGCTCTACCAGTTGACTGTACGAAGGGCAGAAAAAAGTCTCATAAATACCATAAACGGGACCTTTGCAGGGCTACTCAGAGTGGGTAATTATGATACTAAAACCTATAAACACCTTAAAACAGAGTTTAATGCCAGCCTCTTTATTCCATACAATAAGGATGAATTAAGCGAACGGTTAACCGAATGGATAACCGAACGGTCAAAAAGCATTGGAAATGGAAATATAAGTAATTATATTCTTTTGTTTAATAAAGTAATTACAGATTATAAAATTGAATTAACAGAAGAATTTCGGTCTTTATTTCTTGAATGGCTGAAGTACAAATCTGAGAAAGGTCAGACCTATAAGGAGACAGGATTAAAGAGTCTCCTAACCCAATCACTAAAGGATTGTAACAATAACCCCACAGAGCTGCGGCAGATGATCCTTTATTCTACATCAAAGAACTACGATGGACTATTTAAAGAAAAACAATATGGAAGCAATCAATCAAATCATTCAGGACAGTCTAAGGACGTTAACAGGCAGTGGGAATAGGAGGATAGTGTACGCACCGTACAAGATGGACACCGCCCTTGAGGTAGTGACCCGGATAGGTAAGGGCATGGATCCCGCATTTGAATTAACCCCAGATGTTAAGCCTGTTTTTATTCAGCTGATCCGGTTCTTTCATGGAGACACCGCATTTGACGGAGATGTCAACAAGGGTATTCTCTTAATGGGACCCACCGGAACCGGCAAGACAATGGCCATGGAGGTAATGAGGATCTACCAAACCATTGACAATATCGCTTACCTCCTGAATGGTAAGATGGTCCGCATGAACTACAACATTGTTGATGTGAGCATATTAGTCAGCTCCTTTATGGATGCTGGTTATGACGGCATAGAAATGTACCGCCACCGCTATGCCATGTGTATAGATGATATTGGAGCTGAGAGCAATCAGATCAAACATTACGGCAATGATTGTGATGTAGTAGGCTACATCCTGGCTGAGAGGTATGCTCGCAGACTTATGACATTCGGCACAACCAACTTTAAGGTTGAGAGCCTTACCGCCAAGTATGGTGACAGGATAGTAAGCCGGATGTATGCGCTATTCAACTTCGTAGTGATGAAAGGCAAAGATTTTAGAAAAACCAAATAACCCATGACCTACCGAAAATTAACAGAAGAAGAGATCCTCGCCCTGGAGAACGAGGAGTACCACCAGCCCCTAAGAGCAGCCACAGGCATTTTTACAGCACTGTTGTTTGTGCTTGCAGTAGTTCTCGGAACCATCTTGATAGTACATACCATCCACTATTTCAACGAGAAAGCACAGAAACCTGTAATGACGATAACAAAATGAAAGAGAGACCTATTTTATTCAGCACCCCGATGGTACGGGCGATCCTCGAAGGTCGGAAGGGCCAGACGAGAAGGATTGTAAAACATCCGATAAGGCAGTATCAAAATAGCCTGCAGAAGTGCCTTTCGTTTCACATAGACGGAGGAGGTAATTGGGTTGGGTGGTCAAGTAACCGTGCCAGCCTTCCAAAAGAAACAAAAGTGATTTACTCTAACGGCGAAGGGATTAAATGTCCTTACGGTCAGCCCGGAGACATCCTTTGGGTGCGGGAGACATGGGCATTTTTGGAGGGACCGCCGAGCGAGCAGGACAATACTACGGATTGGGGATTTTGCTACAAAGCCGATGATCCACATATAGCAGATAAGTGGAAGCCATCAATCTTCATGCCCAAAGAAGCCTGCCGGATACGGCTTGAGGTAACGGATGTGAGGGTGGAGAGGTTGAATGACATAACTGACGATGATGCAAAAGCAGAGGGAGTTTATTTCTACGGATGGGATGACTACCATCAGGATGATTACAAAAACTATCTATACGACGATAAAAATTATGACGATTGGGGAGTTCAAACAGCAAAAGAAAGTTATGAAACTCTTTGGGAGTCCATCAACAGCAAAGGTTCATGGAAAAAGAATCCGTGGGTGTGGGTGATAACGTTCAAAAGAATACAGCCATGACCAGCTACCAGAAAAGGAAAGAGGATATCCGGGCTCTCCTGGCAACCATAGAAATACTGATCGGTGATGATCAGTACAAGGCTGAGGAGATGAAGCAGCGGCTCCAAATGGAAAGAGACACTCTCAGAATGATATACTTCGGATCCCGTCAGTCAGAGCCCCCCTTCAGGACCGGAGGCATCATTGAGCAAATAACAAAAACGAACTGAAATTATATACAAGTTATGAGTAAAATTATATATCAGCCGAAAGGCACAGAAAGAAGGATTATATCTCAGGCCATAACGGTAAGTCCGTGAATAGCAAAACAGAGATATCAAAAAGAGCCGGGCTGTCATATCAAACCGTTTTGAATTACTACAAGGGAATAAAAATCAGGAAATCATCTATTCAGAAAATAGAAAGGGCCATTTGTCATGAGTAAGATAATTTACGCACCAAAGGGTGCCGCTGCAGAATATAGCAAGTATGCTGCCAATTTCTATGTAGGATGCCTCGGAGACAAGGGATGCTCATATTGCTACTGTCTAAGGGTATTAAGGGGCTACTGGCCCGATAAGCCCACCCTGAAGAAGTGCCTCGAAAACGAGGATAAGGCAATGCAGATCTTCATGAAGGAGGCAGACCAGAACATTAAGGATCTGCGCAAGCATGGTCTGTTCTTCAACTTTGTTTCAGATCCCTTCCTGCCGGAGACAATAGATCTCAATACATTAGCAATGAGGTATTGCATCATTAACGAAATCCCGGTCATAGCCCTCACAAAGCAGACCAGGTGGGTTGAGGACTTTATAATGGAGATGGATCAGAATGAAACCGTCTGGAATTTAGACTACCACAGAGTTCAGCAGTTGATGGCCTTTGGCTTCACCCTCACCGGCCATGATGACCTCGAGCCAGGCTGTGCCACAAACGAGGACCGTATCAGAGCCATGAGGGTGCTCAGTGATGAAGGATTCAAGACCTGGGCCAGCATTGAGCCGATCATTGACTTTGATAGCAGTTGGCGGATGATCGAACAGACTCTTGGATCCTGCGACCTCTACAAGATTGGCCTGAAGTCGGGAGGGAAGTATAATGTGAGTGAAGCACAACGTTTCACCCTAAGAGTTATGGCCGCTGCACGTTGTAACCACACAAAGGTGTACTTCAAAGACAGTTTTGTTTCAATGCTTCGAGTGACACGCGAAGAAATGAGTCATTGGCAATGGGGTGGTTGTCTTGTTGACCGGGATTATAACATGTTCACGGAGCAATGATTGACCGAAAGATGCAAAAGTACGTCAACCTGATATCATACTTTGGAGGTAAGTACCCTCACTTGAAATGGCTGATCAGTAAGTTTCCGGCCGGCAATTATCACTTTATTGATATCATGTGCGGGAGTGCTAATGTGGCACTTAATGTCAATTATCCTTTGGTTACGGTTAATGATATGAATGATGAGATACATAACCTTTTCCAGGTACTCCGTAACGACTACGATGAATTTATGCGGATCCTTTATTTCACCCCATTCAGCCGGACCGAACTAAATAATATTATCACAGCCTTAAAAAACAACGAGTCTGTATCAAATGTCGAAAGGGCAAGGAGATATTTTGTAAAGAGTCAACTTGGTTATGGTGCGAATGGATCTCAGAACAATCACTATGGAATGGGATTTGAGTGGGCGTTACATGAAACTAACTTTTACCGGACCGACAACTGGAACCTGAAACTCCAGAGGCTTGCTAAGGTTGTTGATAAACTCAGACATTTTCAAATCGAAAGCAGAGATGCACTTGAATTATTCGATAGTGTTAACTCACGGGGTAACATAGTTTATTTTGATCCGCCCTACTTATTAAGCACACGCAAATCAAAGAAGCGGTACCACCACGAACAAGAGGATGACTTTCATGTAAGGTTGGCTGAGAAGATCTCGGATGCCAAATGCTTTGTTGCTGTCTCCGGGTACGATTCACCTCTATACGATGAGCTTTTCTCGTCCATGCACAAATCAATGGATATCCCCAAAAAAAGTAATGTAGGGAAATTGATAACCCGGGAATGTCTTTGGACAAACTATGATCCCATAACTGTGAATGGATCCTACAAACTTAACTTATAAGTTAACTATACCCTTAAACCACGCGCAATGGAATACTTACAGAAAAGACCTCGCTAACATGAGTAAGTATTAACCATCACTAACAAACGAACAATGATCTGCAAGAGATGTCAAACAGAAATGAACAAAAACGGCCACAGCCGTCAAGGATGGCAAAAATGGATTTGCCCAAACTGTCACCACAACCACGAAGAGCGCCCATCATCTGCGCTACCTACTACACAAAACCCCGTAGTGGAACCTATAAAGAGTCCCGCCGCGGCTCCCGTAAAGAACGAGGGCAAGCCAATGGGACTGACTGAGGAACAGCTGAGGTCAAAACATGATATGAGATATATCATTGAGACCAAGTGCAAGGAACTCAAGAAGGGAACATATCTCCCCCAGGGAGAGTTTGTCCAGTTCTGCGGCATCAATGCCGGTGCCAGGTACAAGGATATCCTCGAACACCCCAAGCATAATGACTTCCACGGCAAGGCCGGAGGGACAGTCTATTGGGGCCATCCCGACAGCATCCGAAAACTCAAAGATGAAGGAGTATTAACTTAATAACCAACGCAAAATGCCACTAAACGAAAATGAAATTCGATCCGAACACTCAGAGAAGGTCGAAGAACTCAAGCGCCAGATCAAGGAGCGCGACAACAGAATCCAGGGCTACCGGCGCGAGCACGGTAAGCTGCAGCTATTCTTCGAGGAGGTGAGCTCCGCAATAGAGCCCATCTCCGAGAGAGAACCTATCCTCTTCCCCAAGAAGTTGAAGAAGGGCACACTGGTAGAGCCGGTCATGCACATCACGGACACGCATGTCGGAGCGGTCCAGGAGCCAAACGAGATCGAGGGCTTTAACGCCTTCGATCCTGCCATAGCACACCAGAGGTCTATCCTGTATGCTCAGAAGTGGCTCAAGTGGGTCAATGACCATACTACTGCCCACCATATTCAGGAGGCATCGGTGATCATTACCGGGGATCTGATCTCCGGTGACATCCATGACGAACTCCGCATAACCAATGCCTACCCCTCCCCGGTACAGGTGGTGGAGTCGGCAAGGGATATCGCCCTGCAGATCTCAATGATTGCACCCTACTTCCGCAAGGTGAAGATCCATTTCATCACCGAGGACAACCACTCCCGCCTGACAAAGAAACCCCAGGCGAAAGAGGCAGGGCTTAACTCGCTCAATTATCTTGTGGCCATGCTGGTGCAGTCGTATATCGCAAACCTCTCCAATGTTGAGATGCACATCTATGCCATGTTGGAGAAGGTGGTCCATGTCAATCACCGTCAGTACCTCATCACCCACGGCCATAACGTCCGGGGATGGATGGGAGTACCCTGGTATGGTATCGAGCGCAAGGTAGGCAAGGAAGCACAGGCAAGACTTCAGCTTATCATGCAGGAGATTGAGAGAGCCAAGGAGATAGGCTTTCATAAGTATGTATTTGGTCACTTCCACAGTCCCATCTTTGTTGAGTTATATATCGGAGGTGCCTCACTTCAGGGAACCGATGCCTATGACCACCAGGCCGGAAGGTATGGAGGCCCGGGACAGGGAGCATGGATGGTCCATCCTGAGTACGGAGAGTTTGACTACATCTCATTTAACCTGACGAGACCATGAAAGTCCATCCGTACATCTATGTTGGCCTCCTAACCGATTCCAGGAGATCAGTAAGGGGAGGAGATCAATATACCCACCTCCGCGTATTAATTGAGCAGGAGTTTGAGGTTAAACCCGGTGAGCTATTTGTCACCAGCCGCAAGAAAGAGGTGAAAGACGGCAGACATCTATTCTCTGCCATCGTTTATCATACCACTAAACTCAGTGAGCATAAGATCGCTTCCATGATAAACAAGAACCACTCCACCATCAACCATGCCCGGAAGAACATTGCCAAGTGGCTTGTCAATGAACGCCCGTTCCGTGAAAAGGTCATCCGGGTTCTGGTCGAATACTTCAACTACCGCTTTAATGCAGAGCCAGAGGTAATCAAGGTAAGAGTGAAGGAGAGTATTGAGAAGATGATCGTCAACGAGCCCTATAAGATGCCGAAGGTGGAGGTAAAAAAGCCTTACCTCCCCCCGGTCTATATGATCAGTCCGCTGCGGATGATACCCTGCCGGACCGAATCAAGAGAACAAGAGGCTTTCGCTACTGCATGCAGGAGCTCCCGGCACGGAGGCTCAAAAAACGAGCATAAATAAATCAAAGCTATGACAAATTTAATGGATGTACTTGGATTATCCGATCCATGCTCAGAGCAAGAATTTGAATTGGCAATAACTAAAGCAGAAGAGAGATGAGTAGGCAAACAACAAATAAAAATGGTGAAACAGTAAGGTGTTCAAAAGCATTAATCTCTCCAAAGCACTTTTGGTGTCCACGAAATAAAAAGGGCTATAAGTTTCC